TCATGATCCGACGACACCCGGCAGTACGCCGCTACTCTCAGTTTCCTCTGATCGGACAAACTTTTTTCGCTCGGGTACTTCTTTTTGGCAGGAATAACGGTAATTCTTTTTTCCATCAATCTTCTCCTCCATTAATAAAAAATAGCCATCTTTTTTAGGTAGCCGCTGCATCACTTTCAGTGGGATCGTCACGCCTTTACAAAAGGCTTTTTTATGCTTAGCATTGCCTCCGCACACAAAGATATCTCTCCCTACGTAGGTTTTACGTCTGTATAATGGCCATCCACAGCTGGCACAGAAAATCCGTTTGTAAAACCAGAAGTTTTCCTGCGTGTAGGGAACTCTTTCGAGATAACCCGATTTCTTGTTCTCTTTGAGCCATTCCTTTTCGGTGCAATAGGTGAATTGTTCATGTACCGGTTTATCCGGGTCTTTTTTGATATAGATGTTTTCAGTTATTTCTGGCCAGGATTCGACCACTCTTTGCGGGATATATAATCCGGGGCACCGTCCCTGATCAGCTTTGATCTTTCTGGGGCAGAAGAAACCAAGTGGTCCTTCGTTTGGCCAGCGGTAAGTGTAATGCATCTTTTCTCCGCAGTATCCGCAGTGCAATTTGTTCTTATAAGGATAGTTTTCTTCTGTTATGGGATAGCGCGGATACTTCATATTTTTTTCTTCCATTCGCTTTTTATAAACGTCGTTAGCTTCTTCCCACAGCTCTCTGGAAACAATGGCCGGATGATGATTCTCAACATAATACTTGGGTAACTGTCCAGTGTTTACCCGGGAAAGGCCATCCTCATTTATAAAGGTTTTCTGCATGATGTAATCGCCCTTGTAGCTGACATTATGGAGCATCCTGGCAATATCCTGGTAAGCGAAATCCTTCCCTCCCCGCTTCTTATAGCCTGCTTTTTGACACATCCTTAAAATGGTATTTGTATCATAATCGTCACGCAACCATTCAAAGATCTGGCGGACAATCTTAGCTTCTTTAGGGACAATCTCTACAGTCCTTTTCTTTTTCCCCGCGCGGAATCCATAAACTCGCTCCAAACACGTAGGGGGATTGCCTTCAGAAAAATATCTCTTCCATGTCATCTTCGCTAATTCAGCGTTAGATTCACTCTCACCCTGAGCAAAAGCTGCGTAGATGGTCATTAAAAGTTCGCCTTCCTGTGAAAGCGTATTCATGTTTTGGAGCTCAAAAAAAACACCGATCCCAAGTTCCTTAAGCTCTCTGGTAGCTTTCAGAACGGTCTCGGTGTTTCTGGCAAACCGGGTGATCGACTTCGTCATGATCAGATCCATCTTTCCTTCCCTGGCAGCCTCCATCATCTTCTCGAAGCCCGGACGTTTCTTCTTGTACCCGGAAACTCCATGATCATAATAGATCCCGGCGAAGTCGTAATCTGGATTTTCCTGGATCAGATTTTGGTAATAGTCGATCTGGTTTTCGATGGACGTTTCCTGATCCGCATGGTCAGTAGACACCCGGCAGTAGGCAGCCACTCTAAGTCGCTCTTTCTGTACGACTTTGGGCTTGATTACCGTTACATTCATGTTTCTCCCTCCCTTCTGGTAGTGAGGTATATTAAATCGAAACCCCGTCAAAAGCAAGAACAATACGCCTTTAATTTAAAGAAAATCGCGAAAAAAGGTCAAAAGAAAAGCCCGCAGGAGTTATCCCACGGGCAATCATTAAATGAATGTATGAATTGTTTTATTTCCACCAGACGATCTCGACCGAACCATTCCTACTATAATCTGGTATTATGCCAATATAATATATTCCAGGTTTCAGTTTTTCATAAGAACCATATGTGTATCCATCAGCATAATTATTTGACTCTACCCTTACACTCTTATGTTTCGCATCAAGCATGACAGCATGATCTGCCCCCCAGATATAAACCCTTTTCTTCTTGGTTAGTTTGATTTTATACCATCTGGGGTAAGAATGGCCAGGCAGCTGGACGATCGCCAGTTTTTTATTTGCATTCCAGTTAAGAGCTTTACTGGATTTGTAATTCGGTTTATTGACATATTTGTAGAGTTTGTACTTGAATGCTAAATTTTTATCATTATAACCTTGTCCAAAATAATAAGTTCCCTTCGGCAGAGCGATCTTATAAGTCTTAACACTTGAATCAGCATAATAATATTCATAGTAATCGGCTTTAAGTGCTTTATATAAGCCCAAAGGATTATAGCCGTTATTTCTTACAGTCAATGTCAAGTAATAATTTGCTGGAACAGTTACCTTGTATCTGTAGGATGTATATGTATAAACCCACTCGCTCCCGTTATAATTATTGCTTATCAATTCATTACTCTTAACCTTATACCACGTATTCTGCTTTGTCGTGATCGCCTTGTACTTATAAATCTCCTTCGCCTGAGCGACAGTTCCTAACGTCATGACGATCAGAATACTTAGCAAAAGTGTCCTTAATACTCTCTTCATTTTTCTCTCCCTCCTCGTTTTCCTTTCACACTAAGTAAACCATATGCAACTATGTTTAAAAAGTTACATATAGCCTATCACCCCCCCCTGATTGCGTCAATGTGCATCTCTTCCATACGCACAAAAAAAGCCTGTAGTAAGCATAAATAATACCCACAAGCAATATTTCATCATATAGGTTTCACATCATCAAGTGCGATCCAACCAGCACCGGACTTAAGCCTTCCCCAGCCAAGGAAAGGCCCAGGACCGCTTCTGATCTCCATGATCGTGAAGATCCCCGCGCCGGTAGTCAGACCGGTCTTCGGAAAGTTTGTCCCCGGACCGGTATAGATCTCCGTTCCATCCGTGCCGACCTTTACCATAAACGGCGGATCCGGAAGATCGTCATCCACAGGCGGCGTATACACCTTCTTTCCGCTGTGATCAAACACGCTGTACCCCGGATTGGCATCCGCAGCATCTTTGGCATTCGCCAGAATCGTAAAGGCGCCGATCTGGGAGTCCTTATCTTCCCAGCTCTTTCGGACGCGGTACCAGTTTTCTGCCAGATCATACTGCGAAAGGTTCCACCGCTCAATGATGCTGCAAAGCTTCGAGACATACTTCGTATCGGTGGCATAGCCCCCATCCTTGATGATATGGATCGCTTTTCGGTAATCCGTGCAGCCTTTCAAACCCTCATACCGCATTCTCGTACCGTTCTTCGCACCAAGCAGATAGGCACTGTGATCAGCGATCGAATCTTCGATACACGGATACTTCCTGAAATCGGCCTTCTCGGTATAAAGCTTTCCGGTTCCATCGTCTTCCTTTGTCTTTTTCGTATAGATGCTCTTTCCATCCCATGTCGATCCCGGCCAGGTATTTGAGGAAAGAACCTTCTTCATCCCAAAGCAATTATTGGCTTCCCTGGCAAGATCCGTACTGCCATAACCCGATTCCAGGATGAACTGCGCCATAGACACACTGGCAAGGATGCCGGACCGTTTCTGGTCAGCTGTAAAAAGGCCTCCCACTCTCCTCACCACTTCAGCTTCAGAAAGGCCTTTAAGTTCCAAAGCCTGCATGCCGCCTCTTCCACCAAGCTGCGCCGTCACCTTACTGGCCAGATCTCCCATCCTGGCCATCAACCACTCTCCCGGACAGGCTTTGTTGGCAAACCACCGATGAACCGTCAGGACCATCTCATCGCTCTTCGGATTGTAACTGAGCGTTCTCTCCTTATCTCCCAGCCACAGAAGCTTTTTCTTTCCGTTTCGCTTGCAGATGTCTACGCAGAGAGTGATCAGTTTCTGGTAAACGTTGTCCCTGAAAGCATACGGCTCTTTTGTATCGGAAGCGCACTCGATGGTGACGGCTCTGTGATCGTTAGCGCTGCTGGAAGAACACCAGCTGCGGTTCTTCTCCTCCACGTACATCCCGACGCGGCCATCCTTATCGATCCCATAGTTGCAGGATGCCTGGGTAGAGCGCATCGCCATCCATTCACCCAGGCCCTGTGCGCTGCACTGGCCGACGACGCAGTGAGGCGTGATCCGGTCGATGCTGTGAGTGCGCTGACCGGAGTGGTTAGGACTTAAGCGTGTATAGGTAACCAGCTTACTGTTTGTATAAGTCATCACTGATCACCGCCCTTCTCAGATCGGTCGTGGAGCTGCTCTAATACCGCCTTTAACCTTTCCGGAATGGGAAGGCCCAGGTGTCCGGCATTCTCCAGAAGGGATACGCCTTCATTGGACAGATAAAAGAAGATAATCGCGGTCCGAAGTGCGCTGCCGGTCCCGATGATCTGCTCATCCAGGACATGGCCTACTCCCACAAAAGCAAAAATGAGAACCTTCCGAAAGATCCCCTTAAACCCAATCTCACTCGATAAGCTCTGATCGATGATGGCACACATGATGCCGGTCATGTAGTCGAGCACTACAAAAATGATGAGAGCATATAACAGACCGTCTATGCCTCCGAAAAAATAACCCAGATAGCCTCCAAAAGCGGTGAAGGCAAGCTGCATTCCTCCCCATAACTCTTTCATTCGAATTCCCCCTTTACATAAAAGAGCCGCCATTACCGGCAGCCCTGTTTTGATGGTCATATTAAATTCCGCAGGATGCACTCCTTAGCTCCTGCAGCTGTTTGTTTAGCTCCTGGATAGCTTTAACAAGGTAACCTTCCAGGTAAAACGGATCGACGGACTTAAGGTTCATGATTCCGTCTTCTTCATATCCGCCTCCGAGCGAAAGAAGCGGATCGATCGTTTCCAGTTCATCCGCTATCATTCCAATTGGTTGAAATATTCCTTCTTTTTTGAATTCTCTGACTTTGATACGCATAATGGCATCCAGTGCATTCAGGCGGCAGTCGGCGATATCTGTCTTGATCCGGATATCCGATCCGGACCATGCGAAGGTTTTAGCCGCAAAGCTCGATCCTCCCCATTCACCTCTTACTTTCATTCCGCCCGATTCTGCAGAAACACATCCAACTCTTGCTTTTGCTGTGGCCACCGACTGTATCGGTACGCGCTGAGTCGTCCCGTCATATCCGGCGCAGTAGAACACCTGCGGAGTATACACACCACCATTTTTACTCTCATAAATAACCCATTTCGCTCCCGTGTTATTGTATAAGCCGAAATTCCCGTCTGAAGTCATGCGCAAAAACCCTTGTTTTACTTTGTTCTTAAGCCACAGCGTGATGTGGCCGGTATTGGATGTATCACCCATATTTATCGTTGTGGCATTTACCGTTCCGGCATTAACCGTGATCGCATTAGCCGTTCCGTTATATGACAAAGATATTCCCGTGCCTGTGCCGCCTACATATATGTTGCCGTCGGTAACCACTCCGTTTGCCCCGCCAAGATGAATAGCCGAAAAGCCATCCCCTATGGACAAAGATGATCCAAAGCTGCTGTCCGGCGCTGTCATAGCTACCTTCTTGACGCCAGAAGAGCTATGGATGTAATAGGTGTTCTTTGCCGTGAGCGTGGTGGCCGTGATACTTCCTGTGATCGTTGCGCTGGTGGCTATGAAATCCCCCTTATGATTGACCCGGAAAGGAGCCGTCACCCAGCTTGAGGCGTCCGTGGCTCCCACTGCAATCGCCCAGACCCCGCTTCCCGGCCACTGGAGGCCGGTTGTGCGGTTAACGTTTCCGGTGTTGGCATTATTCGCCGTCGCGGAGATGGAACTGGAATTCAATGTCCAGTTTCCAAGCTTTCCGGAGGTAGCCGTGATCACACCGGTGATCGTCGCCTTCGTGGCAGTAAAAGAGCCATCTGCATGAACGTGGAAAGGATAGCTATAAGAGCCAGAAGTCCCTGTCCTGACAATCAGAACATCTTTGTTCGCATTTGATCCGTTGGTCAGCGTTACATAGTCGCCGTCCGAATTGGTTACACTTAAGTTTGTCGAGCCGATCGTCCAACCACCAATGGTTCCCGCTGTTGCCTTTAGTGACCCATTATTGGCCACACTAAAAACTTTGGTGTTTGTGCTCCAGGCAGCGCCTTTAGCTATCCGGCCGATATAAAAGGCCAGGTTGCCTGAGCTGCCACTGTCACCTTTCATTCCCACTTCGTATTCGTAAGTGCTGTCCGAGCAATGGACGTAGAAGGAAGTACCATAGCAGTGTCCGCCGTTTTCCGTTGTATCGGTATTCGCTTCGTTTCTTACCAGGGTAAATCCGGCGATGTTACCGGCATTGGCCCTGATCGTACCACTGATGCTTAAGGTCGATCCGTCCCATGTAAGTTTGTCTGTCCCATACGCGAAGGTCCCGGAAGCCAAGTTGATCCAGCCGTTGGTACCGACCAGGTTCTGCGTCGTGATCTCCTCAGCGGTGATTGTGTGAGCCAGGATCTCCAAAGCGGTGATCGTATGGGAAGCGATCTCACTGGCCGTGATCGACTTTGCCACGAGCTTGTCCGCATTGACGGTTCGCTCGGTCAGGATGTACCCGTCCAGGGTGTCCACCTGCGTACTTTCGATCTCACCATAATTATTGAGGGCATACACCAGTGCGTTCGTATCTCCCCGTATCGCAATCCTGTCTGCCACCAGGGTTCCGGCTGTGATGCTGGCTGCGTTAATCGAAACGGCATCGAGGTACCCGGTGATCCTGGCTCCGTCGATGATGGCATCGCGGATCAGGCCGACCCTTACAAATAAGTCCTTCACCTTCGCGGTTGTAATATTCGCGGTATCTAGGTTGGCCATGGTGGCCTTAAGATACGTCGTTTCCACGGTTCCAACCCTCAGGTCGATGGCGCTGATATCTCCCTGAACGGTGCTAATCGCGCTATTCAGATTCGTTTCGGTGATCGTACCGTCCACGTCAACCTGGACTTTCACCACATCCCCGGCCTGAACCCCGTGGACATACACCCCGTTGATGGATCCGTCCGCATTGGACACCTCCTCCCAGGCAGCCGCAGCGGCTGAGAGCCTGGCCTGATATTCCTCCCAGGAGAGCGTCATGTTGGAGAGTTCTACGCTGTTTTTCTCCGGATCATCGGGATACTCTGTGATCGAAACGATGCGCTGCTTATCCCGGATCCCGCTGATCTCATCGGTGATGGTAACCGTATCTCCAAGGTCATAGTCTAAGATGGCATATTCTAAAGAGAGCTTTGCCAGGTCTCGTACGCTCACCTGGTAGGACCGTTTCGGCCTGCTAAGATCGGCCAGCTTCGCGATCGCATCTTCCTTCAGGGCCTTGGCATCCGTGTAGGAGGTATCTTCCCAGTAAAGAGTGCGCACCTTTGAGCTGTATCCGAAGTTTTCCACATAAGCCTTCCCCTGATTGACCGCCTCGATACCCAGGCCATTTTCGCCGATCGGAATAAGCCTCGTGTAAAAATCATAGCTGTCCATCGTCAGGGAAACATCGACAAGATTAAGCTCCGGCCTCAGGTATACTCCCCGGTCCGATCCGAAAGACTTAGCAAAAAACACCGTCCTGGTTTTGGAGTCGAAACGGATCTCACACATAAATGCGTCCCGGATCTTTAACAGAAGTTCATAAGGCGTTTTTGAAAACTGCTGTACGCTTCTTACTTTCGCTGCTATATCCGGATCTACTGTGCAAGTCCATCCCGTCCCGACAAGGGCTGCGTTTGCTGCCATCTGCAGCGTTTTCTCTTTGGCTGTGAACTGCCTGAGCGTTCCTGCCTCCAAAGGCTCGATGTCCAGTTCGCACCGGCACTCACACTCTTCTCCTCTTGGATTCAGCTCTTTGATCACGTACCGGTCTTTCTCGGTTTCGATATAACCCTCTAACGAAAGATCTGTATATTTCCCAAGGTAAGTAAAGCTTAGTTTCTGATCCCCGTCGGTGAGGGTGCGGACAAGCTGGAGGTTTGTGTATTCCAGAGGGGAAAGGAGCCGGACAAATGCTCCGCTCTGGTCATACAGCTTCAGCATGAATTAATCGCCTCCCCCTTTTAAAAGCATAAACTGCATAGCGCTGATCTCATCCGCTGTAACCGCATCATACCGGCTGGAAGTATCAATGCTCTCTAAAATGCCCTCCGGCACGCTGCGAACATTCAGATGAATCTCTTCCTCCATCAGCTTGTTGATCTCCATTGTCAGCGCCTCCAGGTCCTCGATTTCAAATCGATCATCATGAATAACAGCCTCTCCCCGGTCATCCTTTTTCGCATATTTCCGGCATAAATCGATCCGCTGCTTTTCCACCTTCTCGATCCAGCGGTTTAACTCTTCTATGTTGACGGAAATGGCAAACCCAAGCTTTACGGGCATCTTCTTTTTGGAAAGCTCTGATAATACACTGGCAATCTGCCTGATCTGATAGATTTTCATCCTCTCTTCCTTTCTTATCCGATAAGCGGATATACAATGATGTGTATGTTTACATAGGTGCTGTCACAGGTCACTCTCGTTTTCCCCGGCAAAAAGGAAGGCAGCGTCCAGGCATCGATATCCCTGGCTGACCCGCCCTGGGTGATCAGACCTGTCACGCCATCAATCACGATCGGAGTATTCGCCTCCATGTCCTCAATCGTGACAGGAAGGTCGGATCCCAGATAATGATCATGGCAAAGCCCGGTAAGCCGCACCGGGTTTACTCTGACTTCGCTTGTCAGGGTGACGATCGCCGGTGATTCGAGCGTTCCCGGATTGTTCACTTCTACCTCGCCGGTACCGGAGATAACCACCGGAGTCAGATATTCATACCCGTCAAAGTCCAGTGTGAGGGTATGCCACTTCTTTCGGGACCGCTCCTCTCTGGTAGGCGCAGCGGAAAGCACTCCAACGAAGGTCGTTTGAAACCCGTCAAGCTCAAGCTTTGTCTTTCCCTGGATTAACGAAAGGATCCTGGAACAATTCAGTTTGATCTCCTCCCGGCCTTCCCCTTTCACCATCAAAACCACCTGGAACCGTTTAAATCCGTACTGGTTAGGGGCAAAATAAGGGACTCCCGATCCGGGAGCCCATGAATGACTGTTTTTTATCTCCTGATGGCCGATGGTAACGCGTAGCTGCCTGGCCTGATACAGTGCGATATCCGTTCCGTTTATTCTCATGACCGCCTCCTTTTTGCCTTCATCGCAAAATCATGGCTCATGGCCATGGAAGTTCCACCTACCAAAGCGCCGGTATCGAGATAGATCTCCTTCCCCTCTTTAAGGAGAGAGACCATCTCCCTCATCAGGCCTACCACCGAGCGATCGTCATATCCGGAAGAGGACATGCCAGGCGCTCCGTAACCTTCCGAGAGCCGCCCGTTAAGAGCCGCCATGCTGATCGATGCCGATACCGATCTTAGGTAGGACTGGAGCGCCGCCTGCTGCGTTGCCAGTGCCTGGGGACTGATCCTTGACCAATCATAAAGGTTTTCCACGTTAGCGGCCGGAATGATCGCATCCCCGGCTTTAGCCAGCGTATTAAGCATGGCCTGGTCTGATTTTCGAACGAGGTACTCTAAGTTCCCCCTCTCATCCATCCATGCAAAGTTGGTGGAGAGTCTTCTGGTTCCGGAGGCGTGACCGGCTGCCTTTCTAACGTTAGCGTTTACCGATCCGGCCGCTCCGCTTTTTAACCCGCTAAGGCTCCGCAGCTGGGATACCACCTTCGATACCTCATCCGATGCCGTGGACCGTATATTCTTGGCCAGGTTTAAGATATCCTTGTTGATATCCTTACTAAGAGCCTTCCGCTCACTTTGATAGGTTTTCTTTAGGTTATTAAGCTCTGTGGTCGTTGCCTTTTTAAGGGCATTGATCTCATTGTTGGTCGATTTCTTATGAGCGTTGATCTCCTTGGCAGCGTCCTTTCGAAGCTGCTCGATCGTTTTGCTCGTCTCCTTCTGGGCTTTCTGGATTTCTGCGGCCGCGCTCTGCTTAAGGGCGTTTCTCTCAGTGGTCGCGCTTGCCCGAAGAGAGGCGATCTCCGCCTTCACTTCCTGCTTTAAATCCGCATTCTCGGATACGGCCTGTCTCTGGGCAAAGGAAAGTTTCTCCGTGTACGCTCGGTTATAGGATTTCAGTTCCTCGTCCGATAACATTGATAGCGCATGGATAGCAGCGGACTGCTGCGGTCCCTGTGCGGAAAGCTCCTTCATCAGATCGTCGCTGAGCAGCCCGCGCTTTCCAAGCTTTTCCAAGGTTTTGGACCAGTCTTTTAACCCCGCCACCTGAGACTGAAGATTAAAAAGAAGCTGCTCACCCTTTTCGGACTTCGATTCAAAAGCTTCGAAAATCCCAAAGGAGCTGATAAGCTCATCACGCCGTTTTTCAACAGCGCTCGTATACCGGTCATTGGCCGCCTGAATGTCAGAAGCGAGTTTTTCCTCGATCTTTTTTAGGTCTTTCGCCAGCTGATCATTGATGGATTTACGTTCCTTTGCCAGCGATTTCTGCTCATCGGCGATATCCTTTGAAAGCTGCTCATTGATCTTTTTGATCTCGCTGGCCAGATCATTTTGCAGGTCTTTGATCTTTTCATTCCGGTCCGCTATGATCCGGCTCCGCTCCTGGCTGTACTGGCTGGTTAAATCCGTCAGCTGTTTTTCATAATTCCCCCTCGCCTTTAAATATTCCTGATCCGCCTTAAGACGGTCTGCCGTTCCCTTGGCATAGTGTCTTCGAACTTCCATCCAGTACTGCATGGAGGCCTTGGCCGATAAATCATAATAGGTTGTTACCGCGTCATAAAGCTCCCCGGCCACTGCCTCGGATCCGATTTGGGACCGGAGCTCTTTTATCTTCTTACTGGCGTCGTACCATGCCTGGGTCCCTTTTCCGACAGATGCCCTTACCGTCTCCCAGTACTTTAAGGTGGATTTTTCCGACACCTCATACATGGAAGCGACATTGGAAAGGTAGGCCTCCGCTGCCTGCATGATCTCTCCGGAATAGGTCGTGGCATCCTTTTTGACCGTTTTTCCGTTATCATCCTTCGTAAACTGTGAGATGCCAAATCGGTTTCTTATCTGCTGGTTGGCAAGCCGTCTCCATCCGTAGGTGATATCTTCTGCCCACTGATTTCCCAGCGATCCGATCCTCTTTTTATTCCTGGCCATCCATAAGGCATAGGCATAGAGAGTCCGGTTCATCTGTGTCTGGGCCGCATCGGTCGCCAGGGAAGTGCTTTGTTTGATACCAAAGGCAAGACCGGCACCTAACTGTTTACCAACCTTATCCCGCATCACGCGTGACGGTGACTTGATCTGCGCCGCATCCTGGGCCGCCTTCACAGCCCGCTTTACCGTAGCGGAGGCTGTATTGGCGATCATGTTGGCCGTGGATTGCAGACCGCTGTTGATACCGGCGCCCATCTGATAACCAACGCTGTAAAAACTGTTTGTCCAGCTGGCCGCTGCTGATTTAGCCCGGCTGGCGATGGTACTGCCTGCACTGGCAGCGGATCCGTTTTGGCTCGATAATCCGGTGACAAAGTTGGAACCGGCGCTCGTACCGGCCTCTGAAAACTTCGAAGCTCCCTCACCAGCCGAGGTGGCAGAGTTCGTTACCAGGGCCTTGGCAGCTAGCTGCGCCACTCCCTGGTAGTCGATGATCCCCGTGACATAAGAGCGGCCTGCTGTAAGACCGGCATCGCTCATCGCCTCGGCTGCCTGATCGGCCGCTTCAACGGCTGCGTCCGTAACACCTGAGGCCGCATCTTCTACGGTCTGGGAGCTGTCCGTGATACCGGTAGCTACCCCGCTTCCGAGGTCTTCACCGGTACCGGAAGCATCGTCTTTTACCGTGGAGGTATCCGAGCTGGTGATATAGTTTAGAAGCTCCATGTAGGCCCTCTGGGCTCCCGGTCCACCAGCTTTGATCTTTGTAGCGATCGAGCCCGGGATATCCACTCCCAGCTCACCGGCGCTCTTTAAAAGGGCCTCCCCCTGACTTTTGACCGCCGCGTTAAGCTGGGCAGTGGCAAGCCGGACCGCTTCCTCCGGGTTATCACTTTCCTTTATCGAATCGGCAAGGCCCTCCGGGATCTTCGCACCGGCATCGATGGCGGCCTGCCTGGCTGTTTCAAATTCGGAAAGAACCTCCTCGGATACATCCTCTCCAAGACCTTCCAGTGCTCCATTTACCGCCTCGGATAACCCGTCCCACTCATCCAGTGTAGAACCAAGTTCTCCAAGGCCCAACTTAATAGCCACCTCATTCATGGCCATCGCAGACGAGACCTTATCCTGGATATCCATGGCCTCGCTGTACTTTTCCATGATCTGGACGACCTTTTCCGGATTGGCATCCTCCCCCTCCAGAGAAGAAGCCAGCTGCTGGGCCACCAGGGCTCCTTCGGTTCCAAGGTCCTGTAAGTACTGGAGAAACTCCGGTGTCACTTCCTGCCCGACATGCCTGGTGATCGTCTGAAGATTGGCTGCATAATTTTCAAACCCCTGGATCTGACTTTCAAAGGCTTCAAGCATCGCCTGCATGCCTTTTTCCGGATCAACGCTCCACTCCTCGAAAGGGTTAATGGAGAAGGCACTTTTTGCACTTTCCTTGGCCCCATCAAAGGCTTCTTTAATACGGGTTCCCGCTTCCTCGGATGCTTTTGCGACGGCCTCTATACCGGCCGCGTCCAGGCTCTCGATCGTTTCCTCAAGCTCCTGCATGGCCTCGTCCGAATCATCCGCCGCTTCGATCACAGTCCCCAGGGCTGTGGTCATACTCGCTGCGCTTTTCTGGACGTTCTCCTGTTCCTCGCTTTGATCAGAAAGAGCGTCGCGTACCGCCCCAGCGGCCTCTTCCTGCTCTCTCATCTGTTCGTTTGCCCGGCTGGCCGCCTCTTCATAGGCATGCATGTTCTCCGAAGCGGATGTCACCTGCTCATCGGCTTTAATAAGGGCCTGGTTGGCCTCCCCGGCCGCAATCACCTGATCCCAGGTCACCGAATTTAAAAGAGCCATGGCATCGGCATCGGTTACTGAAGAAGCGCTGGCCTGATCATAGGCATCGGAAAGCTCTTTAAAAGTCGTAAAGTTCGTACCGGCGCTTTCGTTGATTTCCCCCAGCTGTGCATTTAAGGCGTCCTGCGCCATCGTCTGCTCAACGGTAGCCGCTGCCCAGGCCTCCGTTGCCGTCGCCGATGCTTTGACATAGGCCTGCTGGCGGATGGCGAGTTTTTCGGAGTCGATTAAGGTATCAAATTGCTCTTTGGTCATGGAAAGCTTTCCAGAGGTTTCATCCCAGGCTGCACCAATCTCCGGAATCACGCTGGCAAGCTCTGAAATGGCATTTTTTACCTTAAAGGAGGTAAAGCTGTCCATCCCCTCGGATACTTCCTTTTGACTTACCAGCACGTTTTCAAGGGCACCGGTGATGCCTTCGGTATTGATCTGGCTCCCCGCAAAATCGGCAATCCCCTGGGCAGCATCGCTGGCACCCTTTTTGATTTTATCGAGGAAGCCCTCGCCTTCTCCGGTAAGCTTCTTACTTACCTCTCCAACACTGGTTGCCAGACCGGAGGCATCCGCCTGTCCAAGACCGTCAACGGCATCGACCGTCTCATCCGCAGACTTTTTTATCTTTCCAAGGCTTCCTTCCTCTCCGGATACCTTTCCTTCCAGATCGGTAAGGCTTGTATCAAGCCCGGACGCATCAGCGCTTCCTATTCCCTCTACCGCTTCTTTCGTCTCCTCGGCGGCTTTCCCTATCTCCGATAAGGATCCTCCCTCACCGGTGACCTGGCCGCTAAGGGTCCCAAGTGTGGTCCCAAGGGCCGAAGGATCTGCCCCGGCAAGGCCCATAATCCCTTCTTTTACCGTCCCTGCGACCGTTTTGATCTTTTTCAGGAACCCGCCAGGACCGGCGATCTTATTGGCTTCGCTTTTGGTGGAGGATGATAAATCAGATAGGCTCTCCCCATTAAGAGCATCGAGCCCCTGGGCTGCACCCTCGGCTCCTTTGCCGATCTTACTTAGAGATCCGTCTTCCCCGGCCATCTCACCAGCCGCATCGGCAGTCTTTTTCACCACCGCAGAAGGATCCTTCCCGATGAAGATCCCATACTTTGTATCGGCATCGGAGATCACACCGGCAAGAGCGGATATTTTTGCTGCGTCCGCTTCCCCGGCGCTCGCCGTATCGGAGGCGTCCTTCAGGCTTTTTTGTACCTCCTTATGCATCGCCTCAATCTGGCTGTTGAACTCCTCCATTTCCGTTTTCTGGGGAGACAGGAAAGAGGTGATCTTACTGATCGCTCCGGTGGCAAATGAAACAATGCCGCTAAGCGGTCCAGACAGATAATCATAGAGAGCAACGGCCAGGCCCTCCAGAGCCGAATTCATCTCCGTCACTCGTCCGGATAAGTTATCCTGCATGGTTTCGGCCATGGATGCGGCTGCGCCGTCACACCCTTCCAGCTCTTGTTTATACCCAGAAATGGCCCCCATGCCCTCCCCAAGGGCCAGGTTCACACCCTGCAGGGATTTTCGCTGAAAGATGGCGGACAATGCTTCCGCTCTCTCCGTCTCGGACATATCCGCCGTTGCTGCTTCCACGTCGATCATGATGTCGGTCAAATCACGGAAGTTCCCTTCCGAATCGGCCACCGCGATGGCGGTATCTCCGATCGTGATCTGGCCGTTTTTCATGTGCTTAACCATATCGGCCATCATGGCGTTTAGAGCCACACCGGCCCGGCTTCCCTTTAAGCCCTGGTTTGCAAAGGCCTCCAGAAAGGCCGTGGTAGTCTCTACGCTCTGTCCGTTAGCCTTCGCACTGGCCGCGCACCCGGAGAAGGCTTCCCCAAGCTGCGAGGTGGTGGTATTACTGTTGGCCTGGGCGAAGGCTAGTTCATCGACAAGTTTTCCGGCGTCCTTAGCTTCCAGGCCAAAGGCGGAGAGGTAATCGGTCACCAAATCTGAAGCCTCGGCCAGGTCCATATCGGAGGCGGCCGCCAGATTTACCACGCCATCGATCGCTTCAATCGACTGGGTGGCATCATACCCGGCAAGAGCCATGTAGGAAAAGGCCTCGCCCACCTGGACCGCTGAAAACTTGGTCGCTGCTCCCAGCTTCTTTGCCTTGGTTCCCATGGCATCTACTTCAGAGGCCGACGCTCCCGAGAGGGCTTCCACCTTGGACATGACCGCTTCGAATTCGGATCCGGTGGTGACGACCTCTTTGGCCGCATCTGCCGCTGCCATGCCAAGGCGTGAAAGAACGGAGGCTCCCAGATCCACGATCTTATTCTTGATCATGGAGGCGAGGGAAATATTCATCTCATCTGTGCTTCCCTTTGCCTCATCCACTTCCCGGCCAAACCGGTCAATGGAGGTAGCCACACCGTTTGCGCTGCCTTTCGCTTCCTCCAGGTACTGGGTATTCTTTTCCAGTGCCCGGCTGTTGGCTTTCAAATCACCCTCGGCTTTACTGATCTGTGTATTCCAGGAAGTAACGTTCCCCTGTGCTTTCTGGTACTCCAGAGACTGGGCGCTTACCTTCTTTCGAAGATCCTCGACCGCCTTTTGCTGATCCTTGTAAGCTTTGGACGAGGTATCCCCCGTCCTTTCCATCTGCTTAAGTTCCCGCTCGGCCTGCTCTAATTCCTTCTGGTATTTCTCCAGTGCCTTCGCCGTCAGTTCATAATTTTTCTTCGCATGCTCCTGGCCGCTTTTCGCCTCATTGACCACGCGGGTTAAGGCTTCCTGCTTGGACTTAAGGGCCTCCTCCTTCTTGGTGAGCGCTTCGATACTGTTGGCATTGGAGTCATATTCACGCTGGAGGTTTTTCAGTCCCTGTTCACAAAGCTTCGCACTTTTTTGCGCATTCTTCAGGGCATTTGAAAAAGCCTTCTCGCCATCAAGCGCGATCACTATGCCAATCTTTCCAGCTCCTGCCATAGCCATCACTCCTTCCTGGCAAGAAAACATCTATCTTTATGGCAGCGCATCGATGCTGTTTTCCATCGGCTTTTTATAGCCTTTAAGCTCTAAGAACTGCTCATAAAGCAAAAAGAACTTCCGAGGCGTCATGGAAAGCACTTCGCTTTCCCGAAAGCCCAGGAAGTTCATTCCAACAAAAAGGAGCCACGGGATGTTTAATTTCTCGGGCTCCTCTCCGCGTTTGGGTCATCATCCTCATCTGCCTGTGGCATCGAAAGGCCATAGGAAACCAGGATGATGCCGGTGAGTTTATTGACCGATGGCACGTCAAGAAGGTCTTTAAGCTGATCGGCAGTAGGTACCTGCCGCTCTAATCCTTCCCGGCGCACTTCATCGGCCATAAGTACAGTTAACAGATACACGCAGGTGTCGTACCGCTCTCTCTCATCGAAGAGCTGATCCATCACCTGTTGCAGCGGAAGATCATAGTGATCCTGGATGATGTCCGCCGCTGCAATGCTCATATACAGGTACCAGACCTGCCCGGCGATTTCGACATCGATCCCCTTTGGCTGGACATCACTCATAAGCTGACCCTCCCTTTATGCTCACGGAGTGGTCGTAATCCCGACCAGACCGTTAAGATACGTCTTGGCGGCTTCGAGCGTATCGAACTCCTTCTCCTGCTTCCAGGTGCCGTCGTCAAGCGGAACGGCCTCGCCCTCCAGCGTGATGTGGCCGAAGGTGGTCGATTCCTGCTTGGTCGTGTTCTCATCATTGGGCTCACTAAAGAGCACCTTTTTATAGAACTTGGCCCTCCATTTTTTACCAGAAACTCCCACCGCTCCGACACCGACATACGGCGCTTCATCATCGGTCGAGTAAACCAGCTCTCCCTCCGTCAGCGTATGCCCAAGAAGCATCGCGAAAATCTCCAGATCATCGTTGGTCAGTTCCACCGAGAGCGCGGCTCCTAAGGTCTCATTCGAAACCTCCGTGCAGCGGTCATCACCATAATCCTTCACACTCGACTTATTGGGCGTGCCGTTAAAGGCCGCGACCGGCGCTAAATACTTACCTCCGGTATAACTTCCATTGTCACCGAGCAAACCAAACACCGCATAGCGGATTCCCTTTTTTGCCATGTATTACTCCTCCTCTTTGTAAACCGTCTCTACATAGCCACACTCAAAAACGATGTGGCGCGTTAATGTGTCATTCTCCTCCAAAACGACCACCTCCGGCCAGGTAAACCCGGCCAGGAAAAGCTGATAGCGGATCCTATTCTTTTCCTTTTGGAAGTTCTCTTTCAGAGGCAGAAAAAAATGAACCTGGATGGTAACTTCATTGCATCCGGGTTCATCATCTCCAAAGTCCGCTCCGTGATCCGAAGCGTAGTTATAAGTGAAATATTTCTTCTCGTTTCCTTCATAGCGCCTTGGCACTTTCGGGTAGGGAAAGTGTGACAGGGCAATAAGGACAGCCTCCAGTGCGCTCATCCCTTCACCCCCAGTTCCTCAAACAATACTTCCTGCATGGTTTGTTTCACCGAGCCTTCCACTACCGCCGCTGCGCTTGCCCGTACCGGATGGGCTGCCTGTCCCCGGCTGGTGCCATATTCCAGGTAGGCGAGCTTTTCAGCGTTTCGAACGCCTTTAGAGTCCGTGCCTTTCGGTCCAACCACGGCAAACACACCCCTCTCGTTTTTCCGGGCCTTTAAAGATCCGATGCTTCCGGCAAGTTCTCCGGAAGCATAGCCTCGGCTGGCCGCACCGGCTATCTTTGAGCTTAAAGAGCTCTCCAATAATGGCGCAGCCTGATCGACTGCCCTCTTGGCGATCTGGTCGATCCTTTTTCCCTTCTCAAACAGCGCCTCCAGCTGATCAAACCCTGTGATCTTCATTCCCATCAGACCAATTCACTCCTTTCGGTCCAAATCTCTGTAAACTTATGGTTATCGCCATAGGTATTGACGAGCACGATGGGGTATGTCTCCCCGGCATACTCGACCACCATATCGGTATCGATGGAGACATTCGTATGCCGGATGAGAAAGCGCTTCTTCGTCTTAGAAAACTCAGCGCCGGATTTAATAAGCTCTGTTCCGCTTGTTTCGGAGACCTGTGCCCAGCATGACCAGATCTGCCTCCACGTCTCCCCTAAATCAAATCCTTCCTCATCAACCCCGCCCTCCTCCAGTTTCAGGATCCGGATCCGTTTCTTTAATTTCCCTATATTCATCCATGCCCCTCTTAAAACACGACCTTTCGAAGGCCAAATAAAAGAGAACGCAGCGTCAAAGTCAGTGCTTTATAAGCTGCGTTCTCCCGGTTCTCATAAAGGTACGCCACCGCATACAAAATGGCGATCCGGACCGTAGCACTCTCCTGGTCAAATTCCTCATTAGAAAGCCTGGAGATATCCTTAACCAGGTCGGTGGCTGTGTTAATCAGCCCCTGGATAAGATCATCCTCCTCGTCCGAATCGACTCTCAGATACAGCTTTGCCTCTTCAAGTGTTACGGTCATTTCTCATCTTCCCTTCTTATGAGCCGGAACTTGCCGTTCCGCTTCCAAGGGCCATGACCTGCATCGCCTCCGGAAGGATGAGCTTACCATCCACCCTCTGGGTGCCGATAAAACCTACCTGGTCGGTGACCGCATACAGCTCATTGAGACGTTTGAAGGTCCTGCTGGTGCGGTCGGCAATCCAGTAGTAATTGAAATCACCAAAAAGCAGTACCTTCTTGTTCTTATCCTGCGTCGCATTGCCTGTGATCGCAGGCATGAAGCTGCTGGTATGGATAGGACGACCCAGGATGGTGTCGGGCTTAGCGATATCCAGGCTCGGCTTCCAGATGTAGTTGTCGTTTTTATCCTTGATCAGCATCAGCTGCAGAAGGAGCGTCTCATTACAAAGGAACGCAGCCTTGCTCCGATACGGGCTCTTCAGGCTATAGTAAAGCTTGAAGATGTTATCAAAATGCACCGTCTGGGCATTGGCCGTGGTGTTCCCTGCCGAAGGCGTCACACTGTTAAGGATACCCGTGGGCATACTCGGAGTCGTCTGCGGATTGGTGGACGGACCGGTGCCGTTGATAAAGGCATCCTCCTCCGCATTACCAAAGCGCACCCCAAAGCGCTGTGCAATATACCCTGCGATATCAAAGGCAGAATCATGCAAAAGCTCATTGCTGACCTTGATCATGCAGCCAAGCTTATAGGCGGAGAGCGTCTCTACCGAGAAGGACAGATCCGATTCCTGAATAGCCGCGCCTTCCTCGATCCAGGAAGCCGACCCTGTATCCATCGCGATCGGAATGGTCCTGGTGCCGGACTGCGTGGTAATCGTTCGAGCCAGCCTTCTAAAGATGTTATTCTCTTCCAGCCCCTGGATAAGCTGACGATGGAATTCATCGGGAACGGTATAGCCGCCGTTCTGGTCAACGCCTACCGAAAGGGCATCCCTTACTTCCAGGCTGCTATCCCCGCGCATCATATCCCAGAAGGCCTTCGAATACTCCTCGGTTGCCGTCGGTCTGACCGGCGTTTTCTTCGGCTCCGCCTTCGGATCGGCATGAACCGGCATCGAGGTGGCTTTGGAGAGCCTCGCATCCATTTCCATCTGCTCTTCCAGGCGCTTGATTTCATCTCCAAAAGCGCGGACGTCGGATGCCATTTTGTTGTACTGCTCAACGGCGTCGGCTTTTACCAGGCCGCTTTCATCCCTGTTCTTTTCCAGAAACTCTTTCGTCTGTTCCCACAGGGCGTTTCGCTTATTGCGAAGTTCCATAATAGTCGTCATAGTCATTTCCTCCCAATAAAAAAAGCCGGAACCCTATCTAAGGCATTCCAGCTTATCTTTAAGTATCTCGTAGGGCATGGCCCCGTCTTCAGTTCTTCCATCCAGGCCGATCCGGATTGGATCAGGCTTCTCTCTCTTATCAGGTTCCTCTACGGAAGGCGGCTTATTTTCACAAAGCCGGTTTAAAATGGTAAGGCACATCCTCTTTGTTGAATAGAGCCGATCTTCCACCTCCAGCTCCTTTTCATCATCCGCTTCTGTTTCCTCCGCCTCGGCCTTCCCTTCATAGAGCACCACGTCTGCAAAGCCAAGTTCTACGGCCTTTTTGGCATTCATCCAGGTTTCATTGCTCATCAGATCCGCGATCTTGTTATGGCGAAGACCGGTCTTAGCCGCATACGCATTGATGATCGCTTCTTTGACCTCATTAAGCGTATCGATCGCCCGCTCCATATCCTTCGTATTCCCCATGGCGATCGTAGACGGATCGTGGATCATTAAAAGCGCTGTGGGTGACATCTCTACCCGATCTCCCGCCATCGCTACCACGGAAGCGGCCGAAGCTGCAATGGAAGCGATCCTTACGGTCACAGCGCCGGGATAATCACGAAGCATCGTATAAATCTCAGCCGCTGCGAAAACGTTCCCTCCAGGGGAATTAATCCAGACGGTGATATCCCCTTCGTCCGATTCAAGTTCCGATCGGAAAGCGGCCGGAGTAATCTCATCTCCCCAAAACGACTCCTCATCGATCGGCCCTTCCAGGCGAAGCACTCTCCCGTCTGTTTCATCCCTTATCCAGTTCCAAAATTTCTTCATTTTTCCTCACTTTCCGGCACGATCGTCTCGTGCGCATATCTGCCTGCATCCTCCAGTTTCACGTAGCCGCCGTTCAAGTAAAAGTCATCTCCGCCCTTTTCCGGATCAATCAGATCCATGTTTTCCAGCCGTCTTACGTCATTGGGCGATAAGAAGCCGTTACTGATACCGGTCGCGTATCCGCTCATCCGGCTAAGGTAATCACCCCGAAGCAGACCGTCCACGTTGAACTTCGGGAAATAGATCTCCTGCTCCGGCTCCAGAAGAAGATCCTTGACAATCGCCTGCTCAATCCGGGTAAGCCACGGCCCTACGGAGTAACAAAGATAATCAATCGCCTGATGCTCGATGTTCGAGAAAGTGGCGTGCTCTAAGTCCTGAACCAGGTGAGGCGGGACCCTGAAGATCCGGCAAATCTCCTGCACACTAAATTGCCTGGTGGAAAGAAACTGAGAATCCTCCGGAGGCAGGGAGATCGCCTTATAGCTCATCCCCTCCTCCAACACCGCAATCTTGTGAGCATTATTGGCTCCGCCATACACATTCATCCAATTTTCCCTGATTTTGGACGGATCTTTGAGTACCCCCGGATGCTCCAGCACACCGGATGGCTGCGCTCCGTTTTTAAAGAAAGAGCTACCGTACTTTTCAACGGCAAGCGTCGCTCCCAGGGCGTTCTTCATCATGGCGATCGGAGAAAACCCGACCAGTCCGTTAAAGCCCAGGCCCGGCACATGGAATACCTCGTCATACCGAAGGAAGATATCCTTGTTATTCTTCCCCGGCACCTCATCGGTATAGGCGTGGTAGATGTAATAAATCTGTCCTTGCTCGTTTCGGTCCACCTCCACCAGATCCGGCTGAAGCGGATACAGGCCCAAGACGTTATTCTTTCCATCCCGGATCACCTGAGCGTAGGCATTACCCCAAAGGAGCAGGTGCGTCATCATCGTTTCGCGGAAGGTAAAGGACGTCATCTCCGGATTTGGCTGCCGGTAAAGGATCTTATAGAGCGGATGCTCCCTGGCCTTTTCCTTTCCGTTTTCCCTCTCACTCGTAAACTTAAAAAGCTGCAGGGGAAGGCCTGCCACTGTTTCAGCTAGTAACCTTACACAGGCGTACACCGCTGCGATCTGCATAGCGCTCTTTTCATCGACCTTTTCTCCCGAGTCAGCCCTGCCAAAGACAAAGGTCTGGCCCGAGTCGCGGACATCATCTCGAATGTCCGGCGCCTTCGGAGCATCCCTCGGACTTAGTCCCAACCATTTGAGTAATCCCATTTTTCCTCCTTAAAAAACTAAAAGGCCGCGCTCATCATAAACGCTGCCTCTCGTCTCATTTCTTATGGCCCGGTCAAGCGCCATCACGCTGGCCACCGCCACGTCAATTTTCTCCGTGCTTTTCTCTTTATCCATCTTGATGTTGCCGGCCGGATCTTTCCGGACATACACGTTGTCCATGCACCAGCGAAGGACAGGATGCCCTCCGTGTGCGATCCGTTTTTCCAGCACCAGTTTCATCAGTTCTTTTGTTGGCGGGGACATATCTTTGTACCCTTGGCCAAAGGGAACCACTTTAAATCCCATCCCCTCTAAGTCCTGAACCATCTGGGTAGCTCCCCACCGGTCAAAAGCAATCTCCAGGATGTGATACTTTTCTCCAAGTTTTTCAATAAACTCCTCAATAAAACCATAGTGGATGACATTCCCTTCCGTCGTTAGAAGATCACCGGTTTTCTCCCAAGCATCATACGGAACATGGTCCCGTCGGATACGGATCCGCATGTTGTCTTCCGGGATCCAGCAATAGGGAAGGATGATGTATTTCTCCTCTTCCGTTCTGGGTGGAAAGACCAGAACAAAAGCTGTTAGGTCAGAAGTGGAGGAAAGATCCAATCCTCCATAGCACTCCCGGCCGATAAGATCCTCCGGATCTACGTCAAAAGCGCACGCATCCCATTTATCCATAGGCATCCAGCGCACATCTTGTTTCGTCCATTGATTAAGGCGAAGCTGCCTGAACAAGTTCTCCTCCACAGGGTTTTCTTTCGCCGACTGATAAGCTGCCTTAACCTTATCAAGTGTGATCGTGTGATCCAGTGAAGGATTGGCCAAATACCAGTTTTTCTCATCGCCCCAATCCGCGTCTTCCGGGATCCCGTAAATCACGGGATAATATGTCGGATCTACCAGTCGGCCTTCGAGGAGTGACTTGGCTTTTACGTGCTGTTCGTAGCAGACTGATCCCCTATCCGAACCGGCCGTAGTGATCAAAAAGAAAAGGGGCTGTGTTCTCGCATCCCCTGATCCCTTGGTCATTACATCGAATAATTCCCTACTAGGCGTCGAATGCAATTCATCGTAGACGACCCCGTGGCAGTTGAGACCATGCTTTGTATAGGCTTCTGCAGACAGCACCTGATAATAGGAATTAGTCGGCAAATACACGAGTCTTTTCACCGAAAGAATCGGTTTGATCCTCTTCTTTAGGGCCGGACACTGATCCACCATGTCAACCGCCACATCGAAAACAATCGATGCTTGCTGACGATCAGAAGCACAGCCGTATACTTCAGCCGCCCATTCCCCGTCACCACAGGTAAGATACAGGGCTATCCCGGCGGCCAGAGCGCTCTTCCCATTTTTTTTGGGCACTTCACAGTAGCAGGTGTTATATTGCCGGTATCCGTTTTCTTTGACGGTACCAAAGAGGGTGGATACAAGTTCTTCCTGCCAAGGCAGCAATTTGAACGGCTCACCGTGCCACCGGCCCTTTGTGTGCTTTAGGTTCTCAATAAAGGTGATCGCCCGCTTTGCTTTTGCCTCATCAAACATCAGGCGCCTCCCATCAGGATATATTCCATCTCATCCATCTGGGCTTCTTTGGCATCCCCTGCGATCATCCGGCTCCTGGCAGAAGGCGTCAGGCCAAACTCTGCAGCGGCCTGCATCATGATCTTCTGGTTGGAATGGGCGATGGATACCTGCGGAACTTGCTGCCAGTATCCGGTCTTGGTCTTAACAATGGATCCGTGCTTTGTAATAAATTCCTCCGCTTCTTTCCACCTGGCATAGGCCTGGCAGTAGGAAGCAAAAGCAGCCACGTCCAGATCCGTTAAAAGGCCCATTTCATACAGGTTCTTGGCCAGACGCTTCCATTCAGCCTTCGCTTCCTCCTCCAGCCAGTCAGGACACGCGGGAGGTTTCTTTTGTGATACCTGCGGTTCATTCAGGTTTAGTTTTCTTTTTCCGGGGTTCCCCTCCAGGACTTTTAATCCCGTCGGTTTCGGTTTCCGGCCTTTGATCGCCATAGGTATCGCCTCCTTTCCTTATGGCATAAAAAAAGGACCGCCAGTTTAGCGATCCTCTCAGTCATCTTAGTTAAATCCTTACTGGTTCATCGCCCAGGCGATCGCGTGGCCGTCGTCTTCAAATTCAACCTCGCTGGCGGCTCTCAGTCCGATCGTGCCTTCGCAGGAAAGGTCGTCGTCGAGGTGCTCGTAAACCGCTCCAAAGTAGGAGGACTTTCCTTTTCCGTTGTAGTAGTATCCGGCAAGGAGAACCTTGTCTCCAAAGTTCAGGATCTTGCTCCAGTGGCATTCGAGGTCTTCCGGGGTGGTGGGGTTTGGCAGTCTGTAGGTTCTCATCGCGTCGTTGATCGTCATAGCCTTTTCCCTCCTTATTTCCTTACCAGGTTGAAATCCGTGATGCTGTAGCCGTTTTCTTTTACGTAGGTGCAAAGCCAGTTGTCAGCGTCTGCGGGGTTGTCAAATCTTTTAATCTCCTGCCATCCGGTTTTGTATCCGGTGTAGGCTTTTACGATCCAGGTTGCTTTTGTGTTCTTCATTTTGGTTCCCTCCGTTTGTTGTTTTCCTGCCTTGCAAGTGTATTAATCACTCTAAACCGAATAAATAGCAACACATATACACATAAAAAAACGAACAAAAACCGGACGATAAATTGTATGTATTTATACATGGCAAAAGGCCCCTGGAAGGGCTTTTATTCGTTTAGCAGGTACCGGTAAGTTCCTGCCGGATCCTGGGTGGTCTGCTCATCATCCAGGAGTCTTAAGGTGGCGTCGAACCGGCGCTTCAGTTCCCGTTTGATCAGGCGCTGCGTCTCTTCCCGACTCCTTTGATCCTTTCGGCCTGCTTCGAAAGCGTAAGCCTCGATCAGTTCCTGGGTAGTCCAAAGCCTGTAGTCGCAAATCCCCTCAAGTCTTGCTCTGCTTGCCATGTGCTTGTCCTCCTCATTCAAATGGTAAGGGCTCGTCGTCCCACTCGCTGCCTTCGTACTCCTGCTCCATCCTCTCCAGATCCTCTTCATCCGGCTGTGGCTCCCAAAACCTGCTCGGAAGGTCATGCTTCTCGCCAACCCCCATGTCTCGTCTCTGCTCTGTCATGTCTGCGTCCTCCTCATGCTCTTTCTACTTCGACCAGCCAGCCGGCTTCCGGGTGCTTCTCGCCGGTAGCCTTCTCGGTGATCAGGCGCTCTTCGTCGATGTAGCAAAGGTGCTTTCCGACCTTGATCAGTCTGACCACTTCGTAGCCCGGGAGGTTGGTGCGGATCACCTTGGCGTTTCTGCTTTCTCCGTCGTAGCTCTTGCCATCCCAGCCGTTGAAGGTGAAGCGGATGCTCTCCTTTGTCTTGATGAAGTGTGCTTCAAAAGTCTCGCGGGTGATGCTGGTGTTGTAGTTTCCGAGCTCCATCAGGTTTCTCATTGCGTATGCGTTCGTCATCTCTTTGTCCTCCCTTGCGCGTTTTCCTTATCTGACCTTTCCGGTTCTGACTACCCGAAGCTTGTAAAGCTCTTCGTAGATGGCTCCGGCAAGGTCGATCCCGAAGGCAAGTTCGATCGCGTCCCTGGCTTCGATCGGGTTCTTTGCGTTTGAGAAGTATCTCTGTCCGTCTTTGATGAAGGTGAAGGTCGTATGTTTCATGGTGTTCTCCTTTCTGGCTTGGGGGTGTTCCCTCCTGGTAGTGTATTAATCACTCTGAAGCCGAAATATAGCAACAAAAACACACGAAAAATGTAGACAAACAGATGCGCCGAAAACTGTGTATTATTCTACTTCCCCTGTCAGGATAAAATGGCTGTACTGCTTCCGGTGATCAATCAGGAAAAGGACCAGTTCATGGTACCCCATCTCACTTGCCAGGCGCTGAACCATCGGTACATCAAACATGTTCGTTTTACCCGTCTCCCGAATAGCCAGGATCTGGTCCCGGACCGTCTGGGTAAACTCCCCGACCAGGATCCGGCACCGGTCTTCGCCGTAGACAAGTGACAGCGTGCTTCCATTGTCCCAATTCACCAGAATGCTTCCGGCATCGTCGACTCCCTTAACAGTTCCTTTGGTCCCGACAGGCGGGGCCTGAGAGTCCTCCATCCGCACCAGTTCTACCCTGGTTCCTTCCGGATACTGCTCCTTGAGCTGCCTTAGGCTCTTTTCACTTGCAAAAATCATGCTTTGCTCTCCTTTCTTAAGGGTACTCCCCTCTACCACCTTAAGCCCGCCTAAGCGGGCCGGTGGGCTTATCTTGCTTCCTTAGGCGGCTCTGCCGGAGCGGAAGGCCGCGTCTCCGGGAAGGTTCCGGGTTAAGATCTCCCTGGCGGTTTCGAATTCCTCTCCGATGAAGCCGAGCCTGAGCAGCCAGGTTCTCATCGCGTAACGCGGGTTTTCAACCTGCGGCTGTTTGGGGCTTGCCTTGGCGGACAGTTTCGCCTGTGCGCTAAGGGCCAGGCAAAGCTGAATGTAGCTTTTAAGCTCCCCTGCGTGAAGGCCGCCTCTGCGTCCGTTTCCGGGGTTGGAAAACTGGAAGAGCCGAAACTCGATCGTGCCTTTGGTGAAGGTAGCGTGCAGGTTCAGCATGTGGTAGCGGCTGTCGTTGTAGTGGTGGTCGCGTCCGTAGTAGGCGCCGTTGGCTTCGTACCAAACATCCGCCAGCTTCTGGAGGGTTTCCGGTTTTTCCTTGTTAAGCCTTTTAAGGAAGGTCTTGTTGACCGTCTGGCAGTAGCGGCTGATCCGGTTACCATCCAGCCTTAAGGCGCTTATCAGAAGGCTTTCGTGGCTTGCCATCAGGTTGGCCAGGTTCCTAAGGCTCTTGGCGCTGTGGCCGTTAGCCCCGATGTGAACGTGGACCCCGCAGGTGTGTTCCGGATCGCTTTTCGCGCCTTTGTGCCGAAGCTGGCGGATGAGCTCCTGCAAGGATTCGATGTCGTCGTAGGTAAGGATCGGGGTGACCAGCTCGCAGCTTTCAGCGTCCGTTCTGGCGCGGATGCTGGAGTCGCGCTGGAACTTCCATTCTCTGCCCTGGGTATCCCAGGCGCTCCAGGTGCGGTAGCCGTTGCGGCCTTCGGTATTCTTAAACCGGTATGTTCCGAAGAACTCGGCTGCGGTTTTGGCTGCCGCCTCCCTTGTGATGTTGTACATTTCAACCTCGACTCCGATGGTCTGCTCTTTCATGGTCTCGATCTGCTTTCTGGTTGCTTCTTTCATGGTATGGTCTCCTTTCAGGGTGAATGTGTGTTTCTCGAGGTAGTGTATTAATCACTCTGAAAGGGGATATTATCAACTCATATACATGCCATATGTTTCACAAATTGGAGCCGAAAGCGTTATGCATTTTTTACACATTATCGAAGTCCATTTCTCTGGATCTTTCGCGCTCCTTCGCGCGTTTTGTCCTCATCTTTTCTTTGAATGCCTCCGCCTGATCCCTGGTACGGAAGGCGCTGTTCCCGCTAAGGTTCTCCATCAAGGTTATGCGGGTCTGCCGGTACTCACCTCCGGCCATGCCAAGGCCGGTGGTCACCCAGGTACGCAGCGTGAATTTCTCATTGGTAACCTTTGATTTGGTAGGCCTCACCCGCAGCTTAGCTCTGGCGCACTTGTCCATCATTTCGGAAAGCTGTGTGTAAGCCTTTATCCGTTCTGGATCCTCTGTGCAGGGGAAAAGGAACTGGACCTTTCCATCCTCAAACCGGATCCCTCGGATGCGGGGAAGCTCCCCGCTCTCGATCCTTTCCAGAAAAGCTTCAACGCTCGGATAGATCTCAGCGTCAATGATGTTTATCGCTTCCTCCGGCACCTGGTAAAACCCCGGCCTGCCGACCACCTTGGAAAGAAGCACGCCCTTTTGGTAGAACATAAACACCAGGTTTTTAAGGCTGTTACCGGTGTGCCCCTCCATGGGCAGGGAAATAACCATCGCATCATAGTATTCGTCTATTTCCTCTGCGTTTATCAGTTCCCTGGCGGCCAGATAGTCGATTACGCTTTCAGAAACCTTCTCATCGTCCACCTCGATGTTTCCTTCCTTGTCCACCAGGTAGGGGCCAACCTGGTAGTTGAAGCTGGGAGCCCCCAGAAAAAGCCGGTCCTCTCCTGTAACTTGCTCGATGGCCTTTACGATTTTTTTCCTGTCTGTTGCTAAGCTCTTGATCTTCATAGGTATATTCTCCTTTCGATTTTTAGGTAGAACATACATCACTCAGCCTGGCTTTATAGTCAAGCTGACTTTTCGATTTCCTTCGATATTTCTTCATAGGGAGTTTTCTTTCCATCCCGGACCAAAAATACTCCGTCATTGTTTCCCACAAAGTCGATATATCTTTTCACGATCACGTCCGTATACTTCTCGTCCAGCTCGATCATCCGGCAGACCCTTCCGGTCTGCTCACAGGCAATCAGCGTGCTGCCAGAGCCCCCAAAGGGATCCAGCACCAGGCAGTGGCTCATCGAAGAATTCTTGATCGGATAGGCGACCAGGGCCACCGGCTTCATGGTCGGATGCAGCTCATTCTTTTTGGGCTTGTCATATTCCCAGATGGTGGACTGCTTCCGGTCCGCATACCACTGGTGCTTCCCGGCCTTCTTCCAGCCATAGAGCACCGGCTCATGCTGCCACTGGTACGGGCTTCTTCCCAGGACCAGGGACTGCTTCTTCCAGATGCAGCATCCGGACAAGTAAAAACCAGCCGCCTCGAAGGCCTTCCGAAATGAAAGGCCGTGGGAGTCGGAATGGAAAACGTAGATGGAGGCATCGTCTTCCATGTTGGCTTCCATGTTGACATAGGCCGCAAATAAGAACCGCTCGAACTGCTCCTCCGCCATCTTGTCGTTTTTGATCTTTCCGGCGCTCCCCTCATAATCGACGTTGTAAGGCGGATCGGTCACCACCAGGTTGGCCTTCTTCCCTTCCATGAGCGTCTCATAGCTCTCCGGCAGGGTGCTGTCCGCGCAGAGCAGCCGGTGATCCCCCAGGATCCAAAGGTCCCCAACCTTACTGATCGCCGGCTCTTTAAGCTCCGCATCCACATCGAAGTCGTCTTCCACGATCTCCTTATCATGAACGCTACTCATAAGCTGCTCGATCTCAGGCGGATCAAAGCCGGTAAACTCCACATCGAAGTCGGCCTCCTGCAGCTGGGTGATAAGGTCGGCCAGCAATTCCTTATTCCACTCACCGGTGATCTTGTTAAGGGCAATATTAAGGGCCTTCTCCTTGGTTTTATCAATATCGATCACAACGCAGTCGATCTCGGTATAACCAAGGTCCTTTAAAACCGTAAGCCGCTGGTGGCCGCCGATCACCGTCATATCCTTGTTAACGATGACCGGATCGACATAGCCAAATTCCTGAATGCTGTTTTTAATTTTCTCGTACTCTTTATCTCCAGGCTGAAGGGCCTTCCTAGGATTGTAGGAGGCCGGAATCAGCTTGGAGATCTTGATTTTTTTAAACTCCATTTGCTATCTCCTTTTCGGGTATAAAAAAAGCAGCTCCAGCACTCGGAACTGCTCTTAGTTCTCGTGGACCGAAACGATCCAAAATATAATGTTCATGGCAACAATACTTCCGGCTCTTATTCGCATACGATTCAAAAATCTCATGGCAGTAATTGCATTCCATGGTATAGGTGGACTTTTCAAGCTGCCTCAGCTCATCCCGGTGGATCTTCCAGTACCTTCGCCTGCAGATATCACTGCAAAAGTGCCTCTTTCTGCCTACATGCGGCTGGCTCAGCTCAGCCCCACAAAAAGTACAGGCGCTTCCATCCTTCAGCCGCTCTTCCAGGTTCATCTCATACTCGATCGGGAACCCGGCGATCCCCCGCTTCCGACAATAGTAACGAACACTATATTTCGGAAGTCTGACCATTTTTGAGATCGAGGAATAACCCAGCCCCTTAGACCGAAGCTCCCGGATCTGCAGTGCTTGTTCTTCTGTCATTTGGGATTTCATAGATATGCTCTCCTTTCGATTTGGTAGACCATACGTCACTCTACCCCTTCTATAAGTCAAGCCGGTTTTAGCGCTTTTCCATGCGCGATCCTTTATACTTTTTGGCAAAACAATGATCCGCTGTAAGGCCTGTATTTCAGCGTTAAACGCTAGCCAAGCAGCGGATCAACTAATGACCCCTTTTCAATTTCGCGAAATTGTACGCGTGCCCAAGCGGCGGTCAAAGTTACACAAAGAACCAGAGATTTTACCCCGCCCCGGTTGTGTATGATAGACAAACAAGTCTCACAGGATCGCACCAATGATCCTTTGACACGGATTAGTAATCAAAGCCATGTATATAGTAACGATATATCTCTTCGGTTTCGTCACCATTTTTAACTATCAATTTTACCGTATCATGATCCGCATCATAGGGGCCTTCTTCTATTCTTGTAACTGCCTCTTTTTTTATATAGACTATTTTTCCAGGGCGAAGGCGAACTAATTCCCACCCCTTATCATCTGAACGCGCTGTAACAGCACTTCCAAAATAACCATCGTATAGAGTATCTGTCCTTGTATCTAACTCTCCGCTGCCCGTAATTATGGAATACTCTATAGGTATTTCATCCATCTTGTACAGATAATACCCTTGATCATACATCTTGCTGTAATAATTGCCTCTTAAAATCTCTGTCTCTTCACCAAAATCATTTCGTTGGTGATAAAACCTCCACTCAAAATAGTCTTCAAAATTTTCCTCTGTAAGTTCTACCTCTAACAGGTAATCGGAAAGATCCTCCGGTAAGGATGAGTCATTCTCCACCTTCAGGTTTTGAATGTATTCAATAGCAGCATCATAATCACCTGCTTCAAGATAATCATAGAGTTCCTGGTACTTCTGCTCTTCCGCAAAGGTATTCATACCCAAGGAGCAGATCAACAATATTCCCCCCAATACGCCAGCAATAATCCTTTTCAAAGCAATCCCTCCTTCACAAAAGACTCTTTGAAAAAAATATAACATGAGGGCAGGGCTGGGACAAATAAAAGATCTAATAATGATACACCTCATACCGATCTTCCGTCATGGTCTTTCGATCATGACACTTCTTACAGAGCGCCTGCCAGTTTCGCCGGTCCCAGAATAACCTCTTATCACCACGATGCGGAACGATGTGATCTACGACCGTGGCCTTCACGTATCTACCGTTTTCCAGGCATCTCATACAAAGCGGGTGCTCTTGCAGAAACAGCCTCCTGGCTTTCCTCCAGTCGCTTCCATACCCACGCTCCGAGGATCCTTTCCGATCCTTGATATGAAGCGGGGCATGCTCATCACAGTACTTCTGGCCGTAGGGTACCAAGGCTGCGCAGCCTGGGTGTTTGCAAGGGGTATCTGGTCTTCTGGGCATTGGATCTCCTCCTTAAGGGCATCAAAAAAGGCCCAGCAGCGCTTGGCTACGGGACCTCTCGACTTCTTTTCAGTTTACATATTAACACCGATTTAGTTACCTGTCAGTGAGGCAAATAATAATTCATCGAAAAAAAGAATATCATCAGCAACGGCAATATCGGCAATAACATTATTAATACCACGCACAGAAATATTATCCATATAATTCTGTATATCTATCATTAAACCCTGTACAGTCAATGGAAAAAAGGTAACTTGTCAAACTATCATCTTCGTTGATCCTAATTGAGATTTCTCCATCCTTCTTTAAAATAGATAAAAACGAAGTACCTGAGAAATACAAACGAGAAGACTTACTATTGATACTTCCTTTGTATGAACGTTTTTCCCCTTTCTGGTCAAGGACTAAAATACTATAACCCTGTGAATGACTATATGGATTATTAACTTCATTATTTCCGTATTCAAACAGCTCTAATCCCACTCTATCTTTTTCTACTACAAAATATCCAGCCAATTTTGAATCAGTAGTCGCGCTATTACTAAAAAGGCCAGTAAAATAACCTTTATTTGTTATATAACCTTTATCAGTAGGTTGTTTAAACTCATCAATAAAGTATTCTATTTCCCAATTACTATCTGCTTTTACTTCGTTTTCTTCTACAGTTTCATCTTCTGTCCCTTCTTCGTCATAATCCTCAAGTCTCTTCGTTATTTCATTCTGAAGATCCTGAAGCTCCTGCTGAGTCATTGCGTCTAATTGCGAGTAATCAAATCCAGCATAAGTAGTTAAAGCCATGACAGCTGTAAGGCAAACAGCCAATAAACCGATCCATCTTTTTTTCATAAGCTCTCCTTTTCAAATCATTGCAGATAATTACAGTTCTATTATAATGATTTCAGCATTGGAGACAATTAAATTTCATAATAAAAAATCTTTCCCATTTTTTCATCCAAGCATTAGTGCTTCCTCTTCCGAAGCTCTTTTTTGATAATCAAGCGTGATTAACTGGATAGCCTCTTTACGACGCTTTGCAATAGTGTTCCGGCTCACTCCAATATTCTGTTCTGCTTCATCCCAAGAAACTCTCTCTAAAACCAATTCACTGATGACCTCCGCCAAATATGATGGCAGCTTCCGGATGCAGTTCTCCAAAAAACTGATCTCCTCATCCAGCTGGTCATATTCCTTCACCCAGTCCCGGATCACTTCCTCGTTCATCCGGTTTACCTTGTCACGGCAGTACATAGCGATGCTGCAGGTCTTATCGGAAGTCCTGCCAGTCTGGACCCTCTCTCCATCCGGCCGGGAGAAGGTCATCGAGTCGATGACATCCTCCACGGTGATCGGCTGGTAGTTCTCGATCTGCCGCTTTAAGAAATCCCGGTGCTGAAGCATCATCGGATACTCCCGGATCAGCTTCTCAACATATTCACGCATTCTGATCACCTCCAAGCGTGGCCTTCACAGCCGCCAGGATCGCTTCCTGGGTGCAGTCCTTTTTCTCCAGGGCCATAAGCACATCCTCATCAATCGTTCCCCTAGTGATAAGGTGCTGGATCGTCACCGTGTGCTTCTGGCCCTGCCGGTAGAGCCTGGCGCAGCACTGCTGGTAAAGCTCCAGTGACCAGGTTAGGCCAAACCACACCAGATGGCTGCCTCCGGCCTGCAGGTTCAGCCCATGGCCGGCGCTGGCCGGGTGGATGATCGCGACCGGGATCTGACCTCGGTTCCACTTTTCAATGTCCTGCTCTTTATCGATCGGTATGGCTCCGAAGCGCTCTATGAGTCTGTCCCTGTCATGCCTGAACCAATAGGCCACCAGGATCGGCCTGCCGTTTGCCGCTTCGATAAGATCCTCCAGCGCATCCAGCTTCCTCTCATGGATCTTCCTTACGGATCCATATTCATCGTAGACGGCGCCATTGGCCATCTGCAGAAGTTTGTTTGAAAGTCCGACAGCGCTGGCCGCATCAATGTCTCCGCCTTCCATCGGAAGAACCAGATCGTGCTTTAGCTGATCATACTTTTTCTGCTCAGCCTCGCTCATCGACACCTCAACCTCGGAGATAATGAGTTTTGGCATGTTCAGGTAGTCAGCGTTCTTCATGGAAACGCAGATATCACTGATCCGCTGATAAATCTCCTCCTCGGCCCCTGGCTTTGGTTTGTAGGAGAAGACCACCATCTGGTTTCGTTTGTCCGGCACGAAGAACCTCTCCCGATACCTCGTGATAAACCTCCCAAGCCTCTCACCCATATCGATAAGGCCGATCTCCGCCCAAAGATCCATCAGGTTGCCGGGAGTCCCGGTAAGGCCAACCACCCTCTTCACACTCCCTCTCACCTTCCTGAGTGCCTTAAAGCGTTTACTCTGGAAGGAACGGAACGAGGACAACTCATCGATGATTACCATGTCAAAGGAAAAATACCCGTTCTCCACCAGCCAGGCCACATTCTCCCGGTTAATGATATAGACGAGTGCCGGTTTTATCAGAGCGGCTCTCCTGTGCTTCTCATCCCCGGTAACCACCGAATAGGTGAGGCCGGATAAGTGATCCCATTTTTTGATCTCCTCCGGCCATGTCCCGGCAGCCACGCGTTTCGGAGCAATAATAAGCACCCTGCCCACCTCAAACAGGTCCAGAAGTAATGCCCACAGAGCCGTCAGTGTAATCACCGTCTTTCCAAGTCCCATATCCAGCATCAGGCAGCAGGCCGGATGGCTTAAGATAAACTCCGTCGCATACCTTTGATAGTCATGTGCCTTGTATTTCATCCAGCACCTCCTCGATCTGCTCATCCTTGTCCACGCAAAATACCAAAAAACCAAGCACCTCCAGCTGTCTTTTTCTCTTTTTTTGCAATGGACGCATTTTCCTTCCAGGGGCCTTCAGTTCCACAAATCCCATCTTCTCATCCGGAAAAAGTACCAGTCGATCCGGCACTCCATCGAAACCGGGACTGACAAACTTTAAGGGCAGCCCATGCCTTTTTCGTACTTCGCGCACCAAGGCCGCCTCGATCATTTTTTCTCTCATCTCATCCTCCCATTGCCGATTTCCATTACTCAAGGGGTTGAAACTCTTATACGCATATATATGCGTATACACGTACACTCGCGTATATGTACGTGCTCTTCTTTCTTTTTATTTTTATAAATATATAGAATGGGCAATATAGGCAATGACCATAAGGAAACCCTTGTTTTATCCCGTTTCTCCTATTGCCACTGCCATATCCCATCGCCCGATCTTGGCTATATCGGCTATAGTTTTTACCGCTTTTAGTTGAATGGGAGGTCCGTAACTTCCTCCTCTTCTTCCTCCCCGCTCCTAACGTAGGCAAGTTGTGGGCCGTACAAACCGAAGGAAAGCTTGCCTGACTTATTGCCGATATATCTTTCCCAGCCCTCAATCTTGCTCATGATGGCAGACAGTTCATAGCTGTCCTGCTTTCGAATGCTGGAAGGATCCTTCCCCAGGCACTCCGCCCAGATCTCCAGGTTGCATACCCGGTCGCGCTTTACGGTTCCCTTCCTGGTGCTCGTGATAAAGTCATCGCCGCTAAGATACATCCTCCGCTCAGGGATGGATAATTTCCCCCAGTCATCCGGAAGAAGCGTTTCCAGGTAATTGCGCACCAGGCCTTCCCGGTCATCGCTTTCCATGGCATATTGCTGTACCTGGGTGGCCATCTTTGCCTCATCCCCGGTAAGGATCAGCGTCTCTCCTTTCTTATAGAGGGAAAGCGCCTCTGCCCATACCTGGCCAACCAGCTCCGGTTTCATGTCCCAGGGATGGAGAGGGGATACACCGCTCACCGCCACCGGCCAGAAACGTCGGTTGCCGGTGATGTCGCGAAGAAAGCCTGTGGTCGTGTTCGTGGTGCCGACAATAATACACTGCCGTGGGTGGCTTTCTACCACGGTGCCATACGGAACCCGGTACTTATCATCCTGACGGGAAGCAAAGCTCTTGACGGTCTCCACCTCCACCTTCTTGATCCCGTTCATTTCGGAGATTTCCATGATCCAGAAGCCCTGGAGCTTTTCCGGACCGGTCTTATCCCTCATATCCGAGATGGCCAGTGCATCGGAGAAGTACTTTCCTCCAAGCCTGGCAAAGAGCGTACTCTTTCCAATCCCCTGCGGCCCTGCCAGTACCAGCATATAGTCGAACTTAATCCCCGGCTGGTAGATCCTGGCCACCGCCGCGATCAGCGTTTTTCTTGTCACCGCTCTCGTATAGGGGGTATCCTCCGCTCCCAGGTAGTCGATGAGCAGCCGGTCCACCCTCTCTTCCCCGTCCCATTCGGGCAGAGAGTCAAAGTACTCCTTGATCGGATGGAAGGAGCGCTCAGAGGTGACCGAAAGCACTGCCGTCTTTAACTTCGACTGTGAATAAATGTGGAAGACACGGTCAATGTAGGCAGCCAGTGATGCCTGGTCTGCGTCCGACCACCCTGCCTTTAATGGCACCCAGGGCAGGTACTTGGTATCACGGATATCGATCCCGCACCGGTGCTCGTTATAGGCGATCGCTGCAAGCCTGGGGTCATTGCGCATGATCACCACATAATTGGTCAGTGAATCCTTCACACACCCTTTCGCATCGATATTAAGGTCACACTGCCAGCCGTTGTCCCATACTCCCCCGTCATCGTCTGAGCCATCCCCGCCAAAGTCATCCCTGGCCGAAGCCTCCCGCTCTTTGGCAAGCTGCATTTTTACCTTTTTATCCTGGGAAGCAAATTCAAGCATGGCTTTGTAGGAGGGAAGGCTGGTGATCGCCGTATCAGGCTTTGCCTTGTCATCGAGCGAGGCGTATCTGTGCACCCGGACGATATCAAAGGCATTTAAAAGCTTCCCGCAGGCAGGATCCGAGGCGTGGTGGGAGAAAGCATATTTGCCGTCATACAAAACCACACCGGCCGTAGAGTCTGCCGGTACGAAGTCATACCGCCCTTCCATCGCGGATGGCTGGTAGATGGTGGGAAGAAAGGTATCAATCGCCTCCTCGATGGTATAGGCCCTGCAGAAGGCTCCCACGATCCCCGGTTTGGTCAGCGGATCCGCCTGCTTTTTGATCTCCTTTTTCGTCACGGTCTCTTCCCTGGTACTGGTAGGCCAGGAGGAGGTATCACGCCAGTCTTTATAGCGAGATAAAATCGTATCGGGATTAAGAAGAGGTCCGTCCTGCGATTCAAACAGGAAGTCCCCGTCGATACTGGTACTTGGCCAGTACATCAGCTGAGCGGTCCGATAGCAGGTTTCATCCACCATATCAATCCCGATATCCTTAGCGACCATTCTGGCCACTGCCGGATACTCATCACCGCTCACCTCCCTCGATAAGGGAATGATCAGCCGGATACGGGGATGTTCTTTTGTGTGCTTATGCGTTGAATAAATCAGGCACTGATAATCGAAAAACATTGTGATCTCATCCCAGATCCCCGGGATGGCCTGGTCAAGGTCCAGGGTTAAAAGCGACCTTCCCTCTACGCACTCTCCCTTTCTGCGTCCTCCCTTCAAATATCCGCCAACGAACCCGCCAACGTCCTTGATCGCATCCCTCTGCGCCCTGGTCATCTTCTGGTACTCACCCACCGTCTCCTTGGTGCGCAGCGTCTTTGAGCAACGCATCTTTAACTGATCCCAGGTCCAGTCCTCGTTCTTCCAGCGCAGAGCCATACGGCTTTTACCAATAGCAATCCGCATTCTATCTCCTCCTTTTAATTAAAGGGTTTCCCCTTCTAAACCTTTCATAGTCCTTCCTCTTTCTTTTAGTCCTTCTGATAAAATTCGCACTCATACCCGGCAGCGCTAAGCTCAAGGCCCTTAGCCCAGTCAGGCGTCCTTGCCATAATCTCGCACACGCTGTCAACGTCTGTGTCCATCGCGGCCTCGATCACCACCTCATCATGAACGTGCATCACGATCTGGTATCCTGCCTTTGAAAGACGGTCCATCGCCTCTGCTAAAAGATCCCGGCAAAGCGCCTGGGTCAGGTTTTCGACAATCTTAGGACCGTATGACTCGATCCTCTCCCACTGTTTATTGGTGCCGACACCCATATAGGTGAGACTCTCCCTGTCATACTGGTTCCGGATCACGCGGGGCCTGGCATAAAAAAGACTGCGTCCGGAGGGGAGCGTTGCAATAAGAAAGCCTGACTCATAGTGGAAGGTAATGCATCCCACTCTTTGGATCGTCCTCTCCTTTACTGCCTTCATCGCCGCTTTTCCCACGTTCCACCAAAACTGAACGATCCTGGGGCTGCTTTGACGCCAGGCCGATACGATCGACTGCAGCTCCTCCTCCGTAAGGCCCATATCCAAAGCTCCCATGGCGATCATGGCTCCTACAGATCCGCCGTACCCAAGCGCCAGCTCGGCGATCTTTCCCTTCTGGCGAAGATCACTGTTAACCCCGTGTTTCTCCACCGGCACCCCAAACATCTGGGAGGCCGATGCGCAGTAGATATCACCGTTCTTTTTAAAGACTTCCATCCGCCACTTCTCCCCGGCCATCCAGGAAAGCGCTCTGGCCTCCACCGCAGAAAAGTCCGCCACAATGAACTTGCATCCCTCCCTGGGAACAAAAGCTGTCCGGATAAGCTCGGAGAGAAGCTCAGGCAGGGAGTCGTAGAGAAGTTCCGCTTCCTCGAAAGCGCCGCTTTTAATCAGGTCCCTGGCCAGGTCCAGGTCCGGAAGGTGGTTTTGGGGGAGGTTCTGCACCTGGATAAGCCTTCCCGCCCACCGGCCGGTCCGGTTGGCACCGTAAAACTGCAGGAGCCCGTGAGCGCGGCCATCCCCGCAGCAGCATACTTCCATCGCTGTGTATTTCTTCACACTGCTTTTGGACAGGAGCCTTCGAAGGGTCAGTGCCTCTTTTACCTTCCCAGTGCTGCGTGAAATCAGGTCCTTCACTTCCTTTTTTGTCAGTGACGTTACTTCCGCTCCCTGGCCGGCAAGCCACTCCTTAAGCTGAATAGGGCTGTTAGGATTGGAAAGACCGGTGATCTCGATCGCCCGGTTAAGGTAGCGTTCATGGGAAGTGCTGTCACACTTAATCGCCTGAGAGACGAAATCACGATCAATTCCCACCCCCAGGTCATTGATCTGCTGGTCCAACACGTACTGGTCCCAGATAAAGTCCGGAACCGGAAAGCGGCTGATCTTATCGGCGATCCCCATTTCCGTTTCCACGTCCCGGATGTTGTACTTAACGAAGGCCTCCCACTTTTCCGGAGCATGCTCAGGCAGGTTGCGGGTCCGGCCACCGTTTACCGCTGTCGGTTTGCAGGGAATACTGAAGTACCGGATCAGGTCTTTTCCCTCGGTCAGCTTCTGCTTTTCCAGGCCCAGGACAGCACCAACCCCTGCCAGCGATCCCGGAAGTCCAAGGTATAAGGATCCGACCATCGTGCAGCGCCAGGAGATCGGTGAAAGGGGAATGGCCAGATACCGGCTAAGGCAGATCCGTTCAAAGGAGGCATTGAAGGCGTACTTATAAACGCTCTCATCCCTTAAGGCTTCGATAACAGACGCAGGGATCCGCTCTCCCTTTGCGCACTCGATGCACCTGACCGGACTGTGATCGATCGAGTAAGCAAAAAGCAGCACAGTAAACGAAGGATCCTCAGCGTACTTATAAACGCCTGCCTTCGAAAGATCTGTGCCGCTATACGTCTCAATATCAATATTGATCTGTTCCATCCCATTCCCCCCTTTTATTTCTTTGCAGGAAAAGACAGCCAGGGCAAAAGCCCTGACCATCCTCTCCAATCAGCTTTCTTACCAAAAGGTCAATCCAGGAAATCATCATCCTCAGCCTCGCCAAAATCATCGGCCGCTGTGATGTGCGCTCCGCCCAGACTTTCACCGTCGCGCAAGAACTGAATATTCCCAAGCGATGCCGCTACACCCTTATTTCCATTAACTGAGAATGCATAAAACTGAATACTGACCTTGCAGTAACAACCTGAGTAGATGGCTCCCGCATCAATCGGATGCCTCGACTGGTCCACCACCTGAGGCGCCGACTTGCTGTTGCAATTGATAAAGAAAGCGTCCCTATAGGCTTCATCGTCCCTTTCCACATCGCCGTCCCGAAGCGGAAGCTTTAAGGCGGCCTTGTTGGGCCGTTTCCCGCCATACTTGGCGATGCCGTCGGTAATGGCCTGGTCAATCGCCCGGTTAATCAGGTCCAGCGTCTCCTTATCATCCTTGCGAATAATGACGGACATGCTGTATTTGGGATCGCTCCCATTAACAGAGACAGGCTCTGCCACGTGTGCGTAGGAAGCACGTACCTCATTCGTCACCACTCTCGTCCCATTAATAATCTTTGCCATAATAAAATCCTCCTTAATCGTTAAACTCGTCTTCGACGTTGCCTATCACTACTTCCGGTCTTTTATCGCTCTCCGGAACGAGCGTGAGTTTCCCTTTGGTCCTCTCCACGAAGGGGCCAAGGACATCCTGAAACGTTTCTTTGCCCATGAGCTTTTCAAAGGCTGTCAGCGTAATCAGGCTCTGATTGTAGATGTCGGTATATCCGGCTGCCTTTGCTGCCGCTTCAACCGCTTTCGGGTCTGTGAATTTACGAACCGACCTGCCCTCCACCACCTTAAAGCCATCAAAGTGCCTGCCGCCTTCGATCGCCATCGCCGTTGCGTAGGCCATCACATCGCTTGCCCACAAAGAAATCTGATCGGCCTTTGTCATGACCTCCCCGATCTCCTCATCGGTAAGAAGCGCCGGAGGCCGAAACTCCATGCGGGCCAGCTCTAAAAAAGACTCCGTCCTTGCCCGGCAGGTAGCCTTTGCCTTGCAAAACCGGCACCAGGCTCCGGGAGTGAACTCTCCCTCTCCGCGCTCCGCCATCAAGGCTCTTGGCCTGAGCTCACTCTCAGCCCACTCATAGAGTTCCTTAGCCGAAGTCGTCCAGGTTGAGATGTTGGAAAGCCTCGGCTGAAAAATCGTCATGGTCACCGTCTCGATGTCATAGAGGCAGTCAAACAAAGCCAGTGCCCCAAGGCCGTAGAGCATCATCTGCATGTTGTGCTCTGCCCTGACCAGCACCCCTTTGCCATACTTAAAATCGATGACATTAAGCTCTCCATCGGAAGCTAAGAGGAAGTCACTGGTGCCAAACCCGTCCGGCACCCAGCAGCTGAAATCCAACGGCTTCTCTACCAGCGCTATTGGATCCGAGCAGCTTAATTTCGCCTGTCCGACCAGGTCCATCACGTAGTCACGGTAATCGTCCGTGTATTCTTCCATCTCATCTGTCCAGTAATCTGAAGAGGGCCGTTTCCCGGCTCTCATCTTCAGGGCCTTTTTAACCTTCCACTCACAAAGGTCATGGGCCGCTGTCCCCTCCTCAGCAAAGGAGGAGGTCTCGTCGGCCATGCTCTGGGTAAGACGAACAGAAGGCGGACAGTGAAACCACCGCTCCGATGAGGATGGTCCCAGAAGGCTGTGGCTTTTCTCTCCCATAAGCCCCTCCTTACTGCAGCTCACTTGCTGCCTTAAGAAGGTCGCCATAGCGTTCCGGATCAATTCCGGAGAGCTTTTCACAGCCAAAGCTAAGGAGCAGTTCCTTTACCTGGGAAGTAAGTCCCGCCTGGGATTTGGATGCCAGGGCCGCTCTTACCTGCTCGATGGTGACAGTCGCTGTCTCATCCTTAGGTTTAGACGCCTTAGGGGCCGGAGCCTTCTTCTTAGGCTCTTCCTTTTCCGTGGCCGGCTCCGTAGTCTCTTTCTCCAGAAGAGATGCCATGGCACTCAGGTTACTTGCCATCTCTTTCATCAGCGGGGCTAACCCCTGATACACTGCATTCGTCATACGTGTTTCCTCCTTATTCGTTTTTCAAAGTTCGTTAAGGCCTGATATACTTAAGGCCCTGCACAGCATTGCGGTAATAACTGTTACAGCGTTCATCAATGGAAATCAGATCCGGATTGAGGACCTTTCCGTTTTCATCGTGAAGCCGGACCGGGATGCCGTTTTCTTTGGCCTTCTCGATCTCCAGCTTCATCCCATCGGAGATGATGGTTCCGAAGATCCACATCTCATCGCAGCCCTTTAACTGGTTAAGCCCCAGGTTGATGCCGATCATCCGCTCATTGGGATTGGCATCGTCCAGAAACTGCGGGTAAAACAGATGAGGTGCGATCGGAATGTGGCCTTCCAGGGCGATCAGCCTGGCGTAGTACTTGGCCCTCTGCCGGTTCCTTTCCACGTTTCCCCGATACCGGGAACAAAGAAAGATTGTTTTCATTTACGCACTCCTATCACTTGTTTTCGGTTTACTAAAGCAAAAGAGAATGTCCCTCATCCGCTCCTGCTGCTCCTCTGATAAAATAGGCAGCAGGCTTTGAAGGAACTGCTCCTGGGCATCGGAAAGGTAGTTCATGCTGGCATACCAATCTTCGAATACACGGATCCCACCCTGGTTCCCGGGAACTCTCTCAATAGGGACAGACAGCTCAGTCTCTAAGTAATCCAGATCCCTGCGGATCGTGGACTTACTGGCGCCGAATTCCGACATCAAATATTCAATTGTCGTATACCGCGCCTGCGACAGATAGTTTCTGATCGCAAGACGCCTCTCCGGCGTCGACTGCACTGCCTCTCACCTCCTTTCGCTTTGTTGGCCTAAGGTTACCGCTCTAAGGTTTCACCTAATGAAACCGATGGAAGAAGTTCTTCAAAAAGTTGGACCGCTTTGGGGAGAAACAAAAAAACGCCCGGCAACAGCGTGATCATTTTCGATCACAGCCATTGTCAGGCGTTGGTAGCTATGGATTTCACGGCTCGGCCGTCATGCTCCTATTTGCTCTGTACAAAGTGCTTTATAAATCTTTCCATCTCTAAATGTAATTTGATTGACGCTCTTGCAAGATGGGCACTTAATCTGAAGCATTCCTTCCAGGGAAGGATCCGCGTCAAACAGCCGCCTTCTCTTGCAGCAGAAACAGATGATTTTCTTCATCGCCTCACGCTCCTTTAACTTTTTGATAAGAGAATCATATCCGAAATCCCATGCATTTTCGATTCCACGGCTTAATAACTTTCATTCACTTTTCTCGCTTCATTTATTCATATACAAATATTTTCATTCGTGTTATAATGCGATTATTCACCTATGAATATTTTTATTCACTTATGAATGAGGACGCTCACTATGGAAAACAACGATAAAAACGATATCACGTTAGAACGGATAAGACAGCTCATGGGAGGGATCTCACAGGAGGCCTTCGCAGAAAAGATCGGCTTTTCGCAGGCTTCCATCCACCGGGTCTTATCGAAAGGATCTCCCTCATTAGCTATGCTCACCGCCATCGCCACCACCTATCATGTATCCGTGGACTGGCTGCTGGGACTTTCAGATGCAAAGGAAGTCCGATCCGGCACAGCCACCATGACTTATTATGAGGCGATGCAGGCCTTGCACAAGCTGCTTTTTGATGGCCACTTTTTTTTTGATCCCGATTATTCGAGTTACAGCGATCACCTTTGGGTTGCTGACAAGATACTGACTGGCCTCTTATCCCAATATAAAAATGTCATGCAGACCAACAAGGAAACTACCGAGTACTGGCTCGCCGGTCTGGCCGATGATTTTTGCCTGCCCCTGGTGGACATCAACAAGTTAAATGATACCTTCCATTCCGCGTTTGAGGCAAACAAATACGATCTGGCGGCTACGCTGCGAAGCCTGACAGAATCTGATAACATAGAGGGGTATTGAATTTATATAAAGAGGACCAAATAGCCGGAGCTGCCATTTCACCTTGATCTGGGTGAAATGATAACTCCGGCTATTTGGTATCTTTAGTGGATCCGTTGCTCGGTAGCTTTACTATTCAGTTTTTGTAGATCCAAGGCTATCTATTTATACCCGGTCAACCATAAACGATTTAAATACTGAACTCAAACTGAGGTACAAACAGGTCGTCCACATTATCTGTATAAACATCAAGTAGTCCGTTAATAGTTGACCCTGTCAATCCTGAAAATTGCTGATAAGTAAACTCATAAGAACGGGTTTGCCCCTTTCCTATATCTACTACTGGTAGAATATCATCATCATCATCCATATACGATAATTCTACGCCATCTACTTGTATATAGTTTAAATAACACTCAATAGTGCCTTCATAGTTATTTTTAATGTCAAAGGAAATCTCACCGTCCTCAAAACCAATATATGTGAGAGTGACGTACTCATTGTCAACCAAGACATTTCCATCTGTTTCTGAAGATGAGTCTTCTGATACAGCAGTGGTGACTTCCGTCTCCAGCGGCTTCCCTTCCAATTCAGCTAAACGGGTTTCCAGTTCTAACACTTTTTCTTCCAAAGCCTCGACCCTTGCTTCCAGATCAGAATCTGAAGCAAATGCAGTCATGGAGAGAAGCATTATTCCTACCATTGTGCTGACAATTAGCTTTTTCATGTTTCAGATCCTCCTTAATCCATTCATGTTTTTAATGTTATTTTATCATTTTTGATTTCCACATACTGGTCGATGGGTCTTATGTCATTTGCTTTCACCTTTCCTCCGGTTGCTACTATTTTTTTCTTTCCCATCGTCTCAAACAGTTTTTGCATATGTTCCTTATTAGGATGTTTATAGGGATTATCCCCGAAGCAGAGAACACATTCCCGGAGACTCTTAAATTCATCAATCACACGGCTGTTTTCGGCAAACGCATCTGTATTTTCTTCCCATCTGCCTTTTTTATTCTTCCGTTTTTCTACCAAGGTGGATCCATGGTGAGGTACGATTAGTTGCTCCACACTATCAAGGTCATCTCTTAGTTCCTTCGGCCAATATCTGTACAGGCTATCACTTGGCAATAGTGTGTTGTTTATTCGGATAATCAGGCTGTCATTATTAATGACATCCGCATCATTAGTTGTATTTAATGACGCAGCCGTATTACTGACAGTTGATGACCTACTCCCTTTCCAGATTTCAAAACGCGGCCGATTCGTTCCATTTGAGTAAATTAGTCTCCCATTTCCATCTGGAACTACATAAACTCTTGTCTTACCCTGCGGGTATTTGTGCTCAATATATAGAAGATACTTGATTAATCTTGTGCCTTCTAAGGGCATCTCCTTTTTTATCTCCGGAAAGATCCATTTCTTAAAAAAAGACGCATCCCGCAGATGATGATACCCTTGCAGATGATCCCTATGCCAGTGAGAAATGATGTTACAGTCCGAAGAGCACTGACTTATATCAATAGGGCTAATAGGATCTGTGGCCAGATAATCTTTGTTTTCCCATTTGTAGCGAGTTTTCTGATTCTCCAATTTCTCAATGGCAAAGCCCGTATCAAATAACAACTTGAAAGAAACTGTTTTTACCTGTATACAGTTGCCTTGGCCAACATTAAAGATATTTATGCTGGCTTGTGGCAGGCTTCCCCAACTATTCTTTTCAAAAATAGTCCCCTTAAAACACTCTTGTATATCATCTGATACACTGTTTTTCTTTATGGTATAGATCGTATCAAGTCTTGCTTCATCGGAGGTCGTCAGTTTTTTGACCTTTCCAAGGTATACTTTCTCAGCCCAGCTTTCGCTCCCTCCGAATGCCAATGTCCCTAAGATCCCATCTCCCGGATTATCCGTTAGTTCTGCTGAGAACCATATTCTTCTTTGGATGGGAACTTCTGCTTCGATCTCAAGCTTCTTCTTCATCTCTCTCCAGGGATGATCATCCTCAGTAACGATAAACTGAAAATCATAATAATAGGGGGAATAATCCCTTCTCCATGCCTCTTTTTGCTCTGGATTGAAGAATTGTTCATCGGTACTGACCATCGCTGGCGTCACCAACGAAATAAAAATCTCCTCATATGAGCTTTCTTCAAGAATCATTCTTCTGATCTGATTAATATATCCATATACTCGGTTCCTTCCCGATAGATATCCCTTAGGATCCAACTGGTTTTTGACAAAAAGTTCATGCCGTATTTCTTTAATCAGTGGGCTCAAATGCTGTTTGTCAATTTCCTCCTCATTTATTGTTTTCAAGGCTATTTCTCCAGCTTCTGTCAGGACATATTTTGCCCTTCCGCTTGTTTTGATATAGCCAATTTCCTTGAGGTAACCACACGCTTTGCTAATCTTTTTCTCATCAAATTCTTCTACGGGTATCCATTTCTCTACCGATCGCTTGATGACATCTAAAGTATAGTTTTCCCCTGACTCAAGGTTTGAAAAAATAGCCTGATACACTTCGTTATCTTTTTTACGTCCCATTTTGTCTGCCTCAAGATATCATTCTTCATATTTTCAGGTTTATAAAAACATTTTACCGATTTTCCACCTGGGAGACAACTTTTTAACGATTTAAGGAAATAAGCCGGAGCTATTACCATCCTTTCCAGATGTAGTAACAACTCCGGCCATTTGGTATTTCAATAAAATCCGTTGCTCGGTAGCTTCTATTCAGTTTTCATTTTCCCGAAACACAGCTATAGCGCTGGTTCTTCATTGTTACTGCCACGACAGCTTTGCACCGATCACACTTGATGCTGACCGTTCCGGCCGCGTCCGCTGCCATATCAAACAACCGTTTCCCGCAACATGGGCATCCTACGTGAATGAGTTTCTTAAGATCTGACACCTTTCCCACTCCTCCAGATTTTTAGGCCAAAATCCTGAGGGAGACGGCTTGTTCTTCTAACTCCTGCTGCCCGTTTTTCCTGTTCGGCTTCCGGATCCAGCAGCCGGATACTATTCCTCTTAGCTTCCTCTAACGTAGCAAAAAGCCTGGTCTGGCGAAGGCGTAGAGTTTCCGAGTCCTCGAGCTCCACTGTATACATATTTCCCGATCTTTCTTTGATCGTCACAGCTTTGGGATTGACCAGATCTTCCAGGAAATACGCTCTATCTCCAACATCAAAAATCATAAATCTCACCGTCCCCTCATTATTAGTTACTTGCCCGGAGACCAGCCAAGGGAAACAGTGACCTGTGACCGGGTGCTATGCTTTTTTCGGTAGCGATGAGTTCATTATAGAACAGATGTTCGATTTTGCAATACCGGAATGGTGCATAAAAAACCGAGGTTAAAAGAGGCGGAATTTCTGTAAGGTAATTTTTCTCATTGTCCGGATTATCGGACTAATAGTATGATCTATCTAGTGATGCAAACCATATAAAGTGATATCATAACAATAGATTAGTCCATGTTCTTAGAACACGTTGAAAGGAGTTCCTTATGACTAAGAAAATAAAACACTCTTTCCCTCTTTTCTTGTGTTTACTAATCGTTCTGTTGATTGGTACATCGCAGATCGCATTTGCCAAAACAGGTCTTGTCAAGAAAAACGGCAAATGGGTATATGTGGTAAATGATAAGATCACCGCCAAGACCGGCCTCACTAAACGGGCTGATGGCAAAGGCGGTTGGTATTACGTCGAGAAAGGCAAATTATGCTCCAATAAGGCCGGTATCACAAAACGTATAGATGGCAAAGGTGGCTGGTTCTACGTCGAGAAAGGAAAACTCTGCACAAATAAAGCAGGCATCACAAAGCGCCTCGATGGTAAAGCTGGCTGGTTCTATGTCGAGAAAGGAAAACTCTGCACAAATAAAGCCGGACTCACAAAGCGTATCGATGGTAAAGGCGGTTGGTACTATGCAAGAAACGGGAAGCTTGATACCACGAAAACTGGCTTGGTTAGACGAATAGATGGTAAAGGCGGATGGTATTATGTAAGGAATGGGAAGCTGGATACTACAAACGGCTCAGCATCCGCAAAAAATACCTGCACACATAAATGGTCAAAAGTTTACAAAACCATTCATCACAATGCTATCACGCACAAAGAAATAATTCCCAGTAAAACGGAAAAAATTTGGCACGATGGCAAAATAATTGGATATCAATCTCTTTGTCAATGTGGTACATATTTTAGTGATTCAAATGCACTTAATCAACATCAGTTTGAAGCTTCATTAAATGGTGAATCTGGTCATTCAGCACATACGACAGTGCCTATTACTTCCGAAGGGTACTACGAAACCGTTACAACACCATCTAAAACAATCACTATTGTAGACAAACCCGCATACGATGAAAAAGTCCTTACAGGCTACAAATGCACAAAGTGCGGAAGAACTAAATCAAAATAGAGAGTATGATAGTTTTTCTGTAAAAATGGAATAAGGAATTCCTCAGGGGCTCCTGTGATATACACATCACAGGAGACTTTTTATGGCAAGAAGAGAAAAGAAACCCGTCCACAAAAGATGCACGAAGATATCAGGACTCCAATCCTGATGGAAAGCAAAAGAGTCATCTTCCACATTATAGGTGGGAGGTGGCTCTTTTTGTAAGGTAAATTTTCTCATTGCCCGGATTATCGGACTGGTGGTGTGATCTGTCTAATGATGGGAAACATATGAAATGATATCATAACAATAGATTAATATTCTTAGAACACGTTGAAAGGAGTTCCTTATGACTAAAAAAATAAAACACTCTTTACCTCTTTTCTTGTGTTTACTAATCGTTCTGTTGATTGGTACATCTCAGATCGCATTTGCCAAAACAGGTCTTGTCAAGAAAAACGGCAAGTGGGTATATGTGGTAAATGATAAGATCACTGCCAAGACAGGCATCACTAAACGGGCTGATGGCAAAGGCGGCTGGTTTTTCGTTGAGAAAGGAAAACTCTGCACAAATAAAGCCGGTATCACAAAACGTGTCGATGGTAAAGCTGGCTGGTTCTACGTCGAGAAAGGAAAACTCTGCACAAATAAAGCAGGCATCACAAAGCGCCTCGATGGTAAAGCTGGCTGGTTCTATGTCGAGAAAGGCGTATTGCAGACAAAGAAATCTGGCCTTACAAAACGCATAGATGGCAAAGGCGGCTGGTACTATGTAAAAAAGGGGAAGCTTGATACTACAAAAACTGGTTGGGTCAAACGAATTGATGGTAAAGGCGGCCAGTTTTATGTGAAAAACGGCGTTTATCAGGCTAAATCTACCAAGCGCAAAGTAACGGATGTCACGATAAATATTGCTGATTCTACAATATTTACAGGACAGACAATACAGGCGAAGGCCCAGATCACACCATCTAATGCGACTAATAAAAAAGTGATCTGGAAAAGTTCAAACAAATCAATCGCCACGGTAGATTCAACCGGGAAAATAAAGGGTATCAAGCAGGGAATAGTCACTATTACTGCCACAGCTACAGATGGCAGTGAGGAATATGACTGGTGTACGGTGTATGTACTTACTGACAAGAATGCGCCCTATAGAAAAGGGCTCGCGGCTGCAAAGAAAAAAGGGCCGGCTGCAGTCATCCAGTACTGTGAGCAGAACCGGAAGAATATCTATATTGGCAGATACGGCAACAGAGGGGTTGGATTTTACGGAGTTGACTCCACGGCGCTGAATGCGGAAGCAGATTACAGCGCAGCCTTGGAGGCTCTATACAAACCGTGGAGAAATCAGATATTTGCAAGAAGTCTCGCCGCGAAAACAAGGGATCCGTACGAACAGGCATATCTGGTGTGCATGTATATCAGTGGCATGTATTTCGGACATATGGTTTATGCACCGAGAACCGTTGGTTTTGGGCTGTGTCCGGCCGTGGCGCCGTTTCTTTCGGAAGGAATGCTGACGAATCTTCCCGGAAGCGGATGTGCGGTGGAGAAATCATATTTAGGAGGCAACTGTACCGCAACGGCAAACCTTTTGTTGGATATTTTAAGGGATCACGGGTTTGATTGCCAACTTCAAAACAACATGCCGGGAACGTACCATGTCGGAGTCAGGGTGAAATTCACTTCAGGGTCTCACAAAGGAGAATCCTTTATATTCGACCCGATGTTCTCTGGTGTATATGAAGTGAATCTGCAAGTGCATAATGATGACAGTATATATGCCCGTTTTGAGCAGTTATTAGCGAACTACGGTCCGATTAACTACAATCCGTAAATAATAGAGGATATAACCAAGCCACTCCCCCGGCCAAATGATCGGAGGAGTGGTTTTGCCTTATCTACAACTATGTGTTAATATAAATGAGCCATCATTTGTTTGATGTGCTTTGTGTATGTGTGGTAGGGAGTTAAGCTTTACGCTTTCTCCCTACCGTATTTTTTCTACTATTATTTGGATAATATATGTCGTTAAGAATTTCAGGGGTTATTTTAAAGTATTACTAATTCAATCACGATAAACCTTGTGCTACCCAACAACCCTGAACAAAAGGATCCATGCTCTGTCTGAAGCTACCGACCAACTTTCCTGGATCTGTAAATACCATCACCACCTCGGAGCGGTGGCAAACCAGGATGAAAATGCCGGGCTGCTGGCAGCCATTGAGCACTTGGCCGATCAGGTCAATTTGATGGCGATGGAGGTTGAGCGGGAAAATCAGTAGTTTTTCAGGGTTTTGATCCTGATGGAAAGCAAAAGAGTCATCTTCCGCATTATAGGTGGGAGGTGGCTCTTTTGATTATACCGCAAGTGGCTGAACAGAAGCCGCTGACATTTTCGCTGCCATCCGCATTAGAGCGGTGGAGCGAAATCATCAACGGCTTCCTCATCTGACTCAGCCAGGGCGGCGGCCTTGGCTTTCGTCATATTCGGTTTTCACAGGATCGCCGAAAGGCTGATTCTGTTCATTCTATTCTTCATGACAATCACATTCGTTCAAAATTCGTTCTAAATCCTCGCCAAGTTTAATAGTCATATCTGTTATCAAAATGGATTTAACGGCATGTTCTCTTGTTCCATGGTTTAATTGAATACCATGACATATTTTATTTCTACAAGGATGATTGCTTTGATCCATTTGTTCATCAGAAGTCAGAACGATCTTGTATAAATATCCTATCACTGCGTTCCAATAAAAAAATCCGCTGTCAGCTAGTGTGGCCATTGCTAAAAGCTGATTCTTCTCACTGCTCATCCTTAAGTTCCCTTGGAAGGTTTTATTCGGATTGTAATGCTCGTATATTACTTTCAAGTTGTCTTCCGATATTTCCAGACCTGATCTGGTTTGCTTTTTATAAAAATCGGAAACAAGTCCCTCAAATTGACACGTAAGAAGTGAAGTACAGCCATAATAGAATCCCTCTACAAACAACTGGTATGCCTCTTTCAATAAAGGTCTCCTCTGGTCATTAACCACACTACTCTTTGTCCATCTATCGCAAAGCTTTTCAACATACTCATTTGATAATACGCCTAAAATTTCTTCATTTACCTTGTTGAAGTCCGGATCTTTTTCGTCTATATAGGGTTCAAGTAGATTCATCAAATCCTCATCTATCATGAGAAAAAGAGGCCATTCAACTTTCTCAAGAAACCTTAAGAACCGAATACGCCGTATGCTTTCTTTAGTTTCCTCGGAAATCTCAATTTTGGGTATTGTTATTTCAATTTTAGGAAGCGTTTTCGCAAAGGCCTGCATCTGTTCGGATAGAGAGCGCATCATTTGCATACTTGCGCTCTCATATATACTTCTTACAGCCTCGCCTAAGCCTTCCAACATTTGGCGATATGAAGCAGTAGCTTGTTTCCACTCATCAGACTGTAGAAAGTTCGTACTTTCTACTAACTTCTCGACAAGTTTACTGAAATCGTAATTGTTTTGATTCGGCAA